TGGGGCGGTCTCGTTGCCGCGGTGCGTGGCACAGCCGGTGAACAGGCAGAGCGCCGCGATGATGGCGAGGATGATGTAGAGGGTTCGGTTCACGGCTTCCGGCTGATGGCGTCTAAGGTTGCCGCCAATTTATCCTGCGTGCGGATTGAGAGCTGCTGCGACTCGGAGATTTTGGACAGGTTTGATTTAACCTCAGCCATCGTGGTCTCGACCAATGCCAGACGAGCGTCTTGCCGAATCATTACTTCTCGCCCCTGCGTCCACACTCCGAGTCCGCCAATGAGCATCACGGCAGCAGTGAGGACGTGCCCGAGGTTCACGGTGCCGTCGAATTTCCAACGGCGTGCCTCGGCTCTGTTTTGTTCTTGTTCGGTGTCGCTCATTGTTTCAGCAAGTTAGCTTGGGACTTCGTGCTTCATTTCGCAGCGGCGAGTTGCGCTTCGAGTTCCTTCACACGCGCGGCCCTTGCTGCTGCCTCACGCTCGGCAAACGGCGCGTTGATGGCTGCGGCGAGCGTTGCCAGCGTAGCGCGTGCGGCGTCATACTTCGCGGAGTTCGCGGCGAGCTTGGCCTGCAAGTCGGCATACTCCGCGTCAATCGCCGTCCAGTCCAGCGCGGCGAGCAATGCGCTGGCGTGCTTCTGGTCCTGCGCGGTCATCGCGGCGAGTTCCGAGGTGGCCTTGTCGCGCGCTGCGTTGGCCGTGGCGATAGCTGCGTCACTCGCGGCCTTGGCTGTTGCGGCGGCTTCGGTTGCTTTGTCGGCGGCTTCTTTCGCCGTGGCCTGCGCCGCTGCGAGGGCGTCCGCGCCTTCCTTGCGGAGTGCGTCGAGTTGTGCGGAGATGTCCAACCAGAGTTGGCCGGATTCGGTTTGGATGTCGAATAGTGATTTCATGGGTTTATGGGTTGTGGGTTAAGCGAGGGTGCAGCCGTTGTTAATGAATACCTGCCAAACGCTGTTCAGGTAAATCAGCATGATGTTATCGAGCGCGTCGTTCATCGTGATTGTGCCAGCGCCGCCCCATGCTGGATTTGTCACCGTCACCACGGCATCAAACCCGCCATCGGTGATAAACGAGATGATTTTTGTCTGCCCGTTGGTTCCCGCCGCGAGTGTTGTTGTGGTGTTGGCTGTGCCGGTGTTGGCAATGGTGGTCGTGAGCGTCGTGAGATTGACCGCTGCCACCGCGCCGTTGCCACTGAGCGCCTGCGGAGTCGAGATATACGCGCCGTTGCTGGTCAGGTTGCCCGTCAGCGTCGTCGCGCCGGTCACGGCGAGGGTGCCGCCCATTATCACTGACTTGGTGATTGCAGCCCCACCAGCGACGATTAAGGCACCAGTGGATAAAGATGTGGAGTCGGTTGATTTGTTAATTTGAAGTGACGGAGTGACGTTAATCGCGCCGCCGCTCCATGTATTCATCACGGTTGAGCCTCCGTAGCCAAAAATCAGCCCATTGCACGTTGCGCCACCGGCAAAATAAGCTCCGCCTTGAACCAAAAGCGCACCCGTGGCAGTAGCCGTGATCGGGGTGGTGTTGTTCACGGTTACGGTTCCTGTTGCGTCTGCTGCTTTACCTAATGTAATTGAGCCAGCAGTGGCCGCTGCTGCGATTAGCAAGGTAGTCGCCGCGCCCGCGAAGTTCACCGTGGTCGCCGTCGCATTCACCAGCGCAAACGTCGTGCTCGGCGTGGTGATGCTCGTCGTGATGTCCGGCGAGGTCATGGACTGCACGCCGGTAAAGGTCTGCGCGCCGCTGCTGATTGCCAGCGTGCCACTCAGCGGCAGCGTAACCGTGCCCGTGCCGAGCGCGCCCGTCGCAGGCGCAAGCGTCGTGGTGCCCGATGTGGCGTTGCGAAAGCCGATGTTGCCCACTGCGCTGCCTGCGGTGCCGAGGAGTAGGCTGGTGGTCGAGGAAATGGTCTGCCCTGTCGTGAACGTATTCGCCGCGCCGACATAGGCCGGGTCGCCGTCGCTCACGATGCTGTTCAGTTGCGCCATCGTGAGGCTGATGCCGGTTGGAGAGCCGGTGGCGTTCGTGAGGACGATGGCGGACGGGGTGCCGAGGTCGGGCGTTGTCAGCGCCATGTTCGTTGCCGTGGTGCCTGATGGCAGTGCGAGCAGCCCGCCCGTGGCTGACACGGAAATTGTCGCGCTTCCGCTTGTGCTGCCAAGAAACGTCGCTGTCCCGTAAAAGCTCACGTTGTTTGTGCCGCCGTCAAACCTCATGTAATTCAGCCCTGAGCGCCGCGCTATGTAGAAGTTATTGCCAGCGGGTGAACTTGCATTTGGGTCGGTGAAAATAGCCGCGCCATTTTGGTTGCGTGTCGAGACATACAGGAAACTTCCGCCGCTAGCTCCGCCAAAGATAGTGAGGCCTTCGCCGTAAGGCCCGAACGCGGACTCCGTGTTGATGTCTGGGTATCCAATGGCAACCGCTGTTTTCCCATCGTAAAGCGAAGACCAAACCGGGTTTTTTTGTCCCTGCTCAAGCATCGAAACTTTGTTGAGCAATTCCTGCGACGTTACTTGAATCCCATGCGGGTGCCCCATGTAACCTTGCGTCACCGCGCTTTGAACTGATCCCCACGTAACGAGGTCTGTTGAGTCTGAGTATTTCAGTCCCGCAGTGGACTGCTGGTAGTTTTGCTCCGCGTAAAGTCGGTATGTGCCATTAGCGAGCGCGAACATCGCCGGGCCTTCCGTGGCGGAAGGAAAGGATGGATAAGTTCCTGCCGTGTTGAAGCCGCTAGTGAGGCTGGTTGACGTGACGTGTCGGATGCCTCCCGCAGACGGCAGGTCGTAGAAAAGATGATAGGTCGAGCCAACCTTTACAACCGCCGGAGAGTTGCCAAGGTTGTTAGTGATCGCGCTGCCAGTGATTTGAACCGGCGTGCTCCATGCGGAATAATCGCCGGGAGTGGTTGGATGTGTCTCGTAGAGATACAACCCGCCAGCCGCTTGCGACGCTGTGGTGTTGGCGGCAAACAAAACGTGGTCGGTTCCGTCTGAATCAGTGAACCAATCGCCAATCCAAACGTGGGCTGGCGTGCCAGTTGCAAGCGAGCCAGTGCTGATAGTGCTCCATGTCCATGTCCTCCCGTCTGTTGACGAGCCGAGTCCCCAACTATTTCCGCCAGTGAAAGCATTACGCGTGTAGGCCACATAAAACGTGCCCGTGGCTGCAACGTAGTGCAGCGCCGGATCGCGGATAGTGCCCTCAGTCGTGACGATTGGCGTGGCGTGAGTGCGTTTCCACGTAGCCGCATCAGTGGACGATATGAACGTCATCCACTCGCCGAAATAATCGAATGTGGCGGCGAGGTATCCGACTTGCGGTAACACGAACGTCCCGCCCGTCACCGTCTTGCCCGTGAAGGTCAGCGCGCTCGGCAGCGAGAGCGTCGGCGTCGTCGTGCCGGTCACGGTGATTTCGTTCGCTGTGCCGGTGATGGATGTTACTCCTCCTGCCGCTGCGGGCTTCGGCGTAATCCACGCCCTCAAGTCGGTGTTGCTGGTGATTGCTCCGGCGCTCGCAACAACCGTTGCCAGCGGGTAGCTGCCAGCCGTGAATGCCGTGGTGTTGACGCTGGCCACGCCCGCCGCCGTCACCTCGATGTAGTTCGTCGCGTTGGTGATTGCGAGGCTGCTTTGCGCTGCCACGAATGCGCCGTTCGCCGCGTAGCCTGCGGCGACGTTGACGAGCAGGCCGGTGCCGTTCGTGACTAGGAAATCGTTGCGACTCAGCATCGTTGACGGGTTCGCGTCCGTGTCTCTCAAGGTGTCCGCATCCACCGAATACTTGCGCCGCTGCGTCTTTTTGAAGGTGCCGCTCCCAGCGGACACTTCCCACTTTACCTCGATGCTGCAATCATACCGCGTCACGCCAGCCGTGAACTTCGCCAGCATCTCCGACGTATTCAGCGACAGGCTGAACGTGTATGGCGCACCATCCGGTTCTGGCCGCGTCGCCGTCGTGTAGGCAAGCAGCACGTCAGACGGGTCGTTCCACGACTTCACGCCGATCTGGATCGCCGTTCCAGCCGGAAGACGGAAAGGCACCCCGCCCTTCATAAAGGTGAGCGTGCCAGGGATTGTCTCGCCACGCACGGGCGGCACTGGGCCGAGACTGAGCCGGCGGGAATCTACATCTACAATGAGCTGCATAGGAAAATACCGTGCTCGAAAATTGGTGTCAGGAGTTTTGCCAGGTTGGGATTAGAAAGCACATCCCGTGAGGCACGGCTGCCCTGACGAACAGCCGCACCCCACAGAAAGCGTGTAAGTGCCTTACACTACGCCGGATACGGAGTTGCGCTATACTGCGGATTCAACGCACTCCGCGCGCAGCGGATAACTGCGCCGAACGTGGTGTATTGCGGCATCGAGCCGAGCATGAAGACACCGTTGAAGATGCCCGTGCTGCCCTGCTTGTTCGTGTCGGTGCGGTAGTTCAGGAACTCCCACATGCCGCGGTAGTTCACGTTGTTGAACGTGGTGCCGTTGGTGTTCGCCACGCTGCCGGGAAACATGATTTCCATGAGGCGGGGGTGGAAGAGGATCACATCCTCCCACAGCGCGGTTTCGTAGTCGGGGTTCCGCTCCAGCTTGTAGCCGCCGACGTTGGCGGTCTTGAAGTAGAACGGTTCCACTTTGACCCACGCGCCGTTGGTGTAGTTCCAGCGCGCAGCCACCGAGGTCTTGAGCAACTGGAGGCCGTTGATCGGAGGCTGGGTGACGTTGAGCGGCTTGAGCAGTTCCGGCACGCGGTCGCGATTCCAGCGGAAGTTGTCGAGCTGTGGCGTCGCGACCATGAGGTTGCGGGCCTGCTGTTGGCTGGTGATGAGGCCATGCACGGGCGCACCGTCGTCGGTCGCCAGCGAGTCCTCGAATGCGCCGTCACGGTTGACCTGATCCTGAAGGTCAATCAGGAACGGCATCGTGAGGGCTGTCGGGAGTGCCGCGCCTGCGTTTTGGAGCGCACCGCCATCGTTGAACGTGCCAACCGTGCCGGAGCCGTTGTTGGTCGAGACGATACCGTTGCGGGTGAAGACGTACTTGTTGGCGCAGAGCGTCACGTAGTCGTAGGTGAACTTCTCGGCGAGCATCCAGTTCGTGATGTCGGCGAGGTTCTTCTTGATCATGCCGAACTGCCGTTCACCGTCGAACGCAGCCGCCAGATCCCGCACGCAGAAGCGCGGCGAGTTGATCTGGATGTGCTGCAAGCCGAACAGGGTCTTGCTGGTGCCCTGCTGGAGATTGATCTCCGGCGGCGAGCAGTTGTTCTGCGCGGTGGTGCCGAAGCCGGCGGTGCCGATGTCCTGCCATCCGCCGCTGGCTGCCCATGCGGGGTTGAACACGCTGCCGCCGTCCGAGTAGGTGTCAGACGGGGCTGGGAGGGTGCGCTCGACTTGCGTGACGGCGACTTGGTAGCCCATGCCGTCCGACCAACTGCCCTGCTGGACGAGACCGAGCATGGGGGAGGTCATAATGCCGCGGTGAAGGATTTCGCCGGGGAGCATACGCCCCGTTTCTTGAAGTAATACGTTCTCGATTTGCTGAACTGCCATGTGGTAATTGTAGGTTCTTGGGGCAGTGCGTTCTGCGTGCAGCTCCACACTGCCGGGTGTGGATGAGAAGTTCAGAAAATCCTTCCGATGGAAGGGGCTGACTTCGGTTCTGACAGCAGATAATTTTTTCGACCCATCGCGGGGTCGCCGATGCTAAACAGGCATCGGGCGTGCGGCAAAAATACCTCCAAACTTCCGCTTGGCAAGAAAAATCTTTTGTGTATTTTCAGGGCATCAGCATCCGCTGTCTGCCGATTCAATCCGGCATCCAAAATTCACAACGCCCCGCCCGCGCCTCGGCTTTCTGTCGAGGGATTGACGCAGGCGGGGCACCTTTTGAAATGAAGAAGCTCGATTTGACTGAAGATGAACTAAAGCAGCGCAAGCGTCAGCAGGCCCGCGAGGCGACAAAGCGATGGAGGGAGCGAAATCCGCAAGCCAGCAAGGAGAGGAGTCGGAAATATGCGTTGGAGTATTACTACAAGAACCGAGCAAAGTGCGCCGAAAAATCCGCAAAATTTAGAGCGACCCATAAGGGCGAGATGACCATCTACAACGCCGAGTATCGGGCGGCAAACAAGGCTAAACTCGACGCCTACATGAAGGAGTGGTACAGGAGAAACAAGGATACTCTTACGGTGCGCAGGAAGGCGAATTACGAAGTCATTCGCGACGCTCACCTTGCGCAGAAGCGTGAATACTACATCAAGAATCGAGATGCGATTCGCGCCAAGAAAAAGATGAACCGCGAGCCGGAGCGACGCAACGAGGACATCCGCCGCGCGAGGAAGTCAGGCGCAACGGTCGGCGATCTGCGACTCATCGCTGAGTGGGAGAAACGCTGGAGGCGGAAGCTGCTGGTCCGCTGCTATTGGTGCCGGTCTGACATCAAGCCATCAGTAGCGACGAGGGATCACATCGTCCCGCTGGCGCGTGGTGGCGAGCATTCCGTGTCGAATTTAGTGGTGTCTTGCGGCTCCTGTAATTCAAAGAAGCACGCTCGATCGCTCGACAAGTGGAACGCGACACTGGAGCAGCCGGTGCTGCTCTAGCGTTTTGAGAACGGATTCCACGCGGTGCCAGTTGGCGTGACTTCCGCGCGCCTCTCCCGCGCAGCCGGATCACCGCCTGCGCTCGGCGTTGCGCCTTTGAGTTCGCTGTTGTGCCGTTTGAGGCGGGCGATCTCCGCGTTGGCGGCTTCAAGCTGCCGCACGGCGAGCGGGAATGCCGCTGCCTGCGCGGTGAGGCGGACGCGCTCGGCGACTGGCTGCTCGGAGAACCACTTGTCGTCAGCCGCTTCCACGAAGCCGCGCACTGAATTGACGCGCTCCGCCAGTTCTTTGTCGGCGGTGTCCTTGAGGAATGGCGCGGCGGCGAGCACGGATTCGTCCCACACCTTCGGGATTGCGGCCTTCCTCTCGCTCACGTTCTTCGCCGCGGCGAGATCGCGCTGCTCGCGCTCTTGGGCGAGAGTGTTGTTGTAGATGTCCTTGGCCTTGGCGAGCACTTCGTTGCGCTTCTCTTGGAGCTTCGCGTGGTCGTCCAGAAGCCCGGCCAGCTTGTCGGCCTTGCGCTTGGGCCAGTCGGCGGTCACGTCCTCGAACCTGTTGTCCTGTGCGCGGCCTTTAAGCGAGGCGAGTTCGATCAGGTCTTCGGCTGCCACGTCGTAGTCGGCGGAGAACTCCTTGAACTGCGCCTCGATTTCGCTCATCGGCTTGGCGATTTCGTTCTTGAACATCTGCGTCTTTTCCACGCGGCTGCCGGCGAGTTCCGATTCCTGCTCGTCAATGCGCTTTTGCAGCGCCTCGCGTTCCTTTTGAAGTGACTGCACCGCATCGCTATCCGGCGCGGTTTTCTTTGCAGCTTCCAGTTCAGCGCGGATGGCGGCGGCCTCGGCGAGCGCGGCCTTGGCTTGCCGTTTGGACTCCCGCGCGTCAAAGTTGCTTTGCTTGAGGTGTTCGCGTGCCGACTTCGACATGCCCTTTGATGCGTCCTCGATCCGCTTGTTGAGTTCGTCGTCCGTCGTCTCGTCCGTGATCTCAGACTTTGCGGTGGTTTCCTTGACGGGTTCGGCTTTCGGCTTTTCCGGTTCCGCGATCTCGGGCGCTTCGACCTTCTCGCCGCCGGGCGTTTTCTCCGCCAGCTTCTTCAGGTTTGCGAGCGTCATCGGCTCGTAGTTGCTCGGAGCCGGATCGGGGTCTTGGAGTCTCGCTGAGCGCGCGGTGTGCTCTTTCAGCACGGCGTCGTCTTTGATTTCGGCGAAAGGCTGAAACGTGAGCGGTTCAGCGACGGGTAGTGTGGCGGTTTCGGTAGGCATGGTGTCAGGGTTCTTGTTGTTGTTTGGTGAGATTGTATGTGTCCTCTGGCGTCATCATCGTGTGCGCGTCGGACTCTTGATGCGGCTTTTCCGGCTTTTGGGTAAGTCGCACTAGGTCGTCGAGTGCGTCATGCTTGCCCGCGATTTGCGCGGCGCGGATGGCGATGGACTCAATACTCAGCGTGCCGATCACGTTTGGGCGGCTGACGCCTCGGATGGTGGCGAATGCCTCGCGGAGAATCGGCAGTTCGAGCACCTTTTCGAGTTCGCGCTGTTTGCCGCGGTTGGATCGCCATTCGGCGGGTGTGGTGAAGTCAGGCATGATGTCAGGGTTTTAAGGGATCAGACGTTTGGCGTGCGCGCCGTCCGGTTGGTCACGAAGTCGCTACGGCTTGCGGGAGGTAGTTCAGCGGCCATCGGTTCGCCGACCGCCATCTTTGCCAGCCTGTCGGCGTTGGCCTTGTTGATGGCGATGGACATCTTCACGTCGCTTTCGCGCTTGCGAATCTCCATCTTGGTCTGAACGTCCGCGACCTTCAGTTGTTGCTCGGTCTGGAATTTGCGCACGCTCATTTCCATTTCAGCCTGCATCTTCGCGATCTTCGCCTGTTCCACCGGATCGGGCTGTTCCTGTTGCGCGGCTTCCGATGCGCGCTCGTCGAGTGCTTTCTGGAGTTGGCGCACGTAGGTCATCCACATGGCGGAATAATCACTGAGCGCCTTCCGGTAGCTGGCTGCGAGTTCCGCGCGTGTCGGGTCTGACGCCATCGCCTGAACGTGCCGTTCAGTGTGCGGAATCAGTAGCGCAAGAAACGCAATCTGCGGTTGAAGCTCGGTGATGTCGCCCTGCTCGCCGTTGTTGCGCCAGTCCTCCAGCGTCTTGATCGCGGATGCAATGTCCGGGCCGGGGTCGTTTCCGCCCATGTGAACCATCGCGTGAATGGTGTGGTTCTGGCCGTCCAGCGGGTCAATGTTTCCGCCGCCAAACATGAGCGCGTTCTCCATCTGCGCGAAGCCCTGGTCGAGCACGGGGCGCGGTTTGTCTTGCAGCGGCATGTAGCGTTGCGCCCTGCGGTTGCCGACCAGAAGCGTCACGCTGTCGTGCAGGAACATCGCGCGCCCGCGCTCGTCAAACGTCGGCATGAGCTGCGTCATCCGATCCATTGTGGCCTGCTGTGCGCCAGGTGAACCCGCGCCGATGGCCCGCACTTCGTTGACGCGCTCCACCGCCATGATCATTTCCGTCGTGATGCCGCGCCGTTCGCACCGGATCACGAACTGTTCCACTTCCGGGAAGTCGTCGTATCGTTCGTTCTTGATGATCTCCTGCGTCCTGCGGAACATTTCGCGAAGTAGCCGCTTCCACGAACGGTTGAACATATTCACCGATGATGTGTTCAAAGCCGAGCCTGTGTTCTGCTCTGCTTGAAGCTGGTATTTCGTCATCACCGGACTGCCGGGATTGGCGCTCCCCGCGCCGATTGTGGGGCTGACAGCATCGAGCTTGTTACCAAGGAAGTTCATTACCGGCATCGTGGTGCGGGTGTGATCCTGAATGCCCTGCTCTACGTAGTCCACTTCCGGCGAGATGATCGCCATGCCGTTACTGATTACGATGGGAGATTCGTCGAGTGCGTTTGTGTTCGACTTTTTCAGCATCGTGGTGGTTCCGAGACGGAACTGGTTCACCAGATCATTCAGCATCTTGTTCTCGGTTTGAACGAACGGGAACTGGTCGTACCCCTGTCCTCGGATGCTGTGGTAGTAGCCGTCGCCGACGTTGAGGCAGAAGATCGTGAAGCAGTTCGATTCAGGAGGGAACCGCGAGACTTTCTTGTAGAGGAAATCCGCGCTGTTGTCCACGCCGTCGCGAGATCCAGCCGGGTCGCGCTCGGCAATGTAGTGCGAGAAACTGCCGTCAAATTCTCGTATCCAGCCGTGAACCAGATACACCCTCGCATTTGTGGAGTAGCTGCTTTGCAGATCGTTCCCCTTGATCATCTGACTGAGCTTCCCCCACTCCGGCCCCCACCTGTTCGGCAGCCGCTTTCCGGCAAAAGCCGTGGCGCGAACCAGCGCCCTCTTTACCGCATCCACATTCCAGCCAGTTTCCTCGGCGGCTTTCTCGTTCTCGATCATCTGATAGAGCGCGCTCGGGATCTCGTCTTTCGTCTGCAAAAGGATGTCCACGAACTCCTCGGAGTTTCGGGTGTCGCGAGGAATCAGGAAGTTGTCGAGGCCGGCAGCGTCGAACCGCCAGTCGAAATCCTTCGGGAAATGCGCCAGACTGACGCCGTGTTCGATGAACTCCTTTGCCAGCAGTTGAAATCGCGGGTCGAAGTCATTCCAGTCGCGGATCATCACCGTCCACTCCTCGGCCACAGTGTCCTCCGCGTTCTGGCGTGTCGTGTCGTCGTAAAGGTTGATCGGAATCTCAGCCGCGATGAACGCCTTGAGGGTGTCCAGCATGTCGTTATAGACCGTAGTGGAGCGGACGATGCGGGACTTCGCGGAACCGAAGTTCAGATTACTTCCGCCGAATGTCGCGGCCCTTTTCTTCGTCGAGGTCGCGTAAGGGGCTGCGCCGTTGATCTGTTGGCGGATGCCATACCGCTGCATGGCTGAGAGCGAATCGTCCTGCAACATCCGCCAGTAAATACTCTGGAGCGCGGCGGCATCCTTGAGCCTCGCACCCGGCGGCTTGCCCTTCATCGGGAATGGAGCCAACTCGTTTGGGGTGCCTTGCGTGATCTCGTTGCTCATGTGGATTTAGGGTGTGCGGCGATTTGGTAGCCTCTGCGGCGCTTGGCTCGCCTGCCGCGCCGAAACTTTCGGCACGGATTGGGTTTTTCCGCTTTTGGCGTAAAAACCCACGCATGTCCATCATTTTCCTCAGAAATCTGCATTATTTCCGCTGGAATCTCGCGTTTTTTCGTTTCCGCTGAAAGCAGGCGCACGAGGCTTCCGTCCTTGCAGCCATGAAGAAACACCGCTTCCGGTCGCACGGGGCGCGTCATTGACCGTCCAGACAGCGCCACGCGGAGCGTCGCCGGATCGCACTCGATGCGGTCGCCTTCCCATCGGTAGTTCGCCGTGCTCCAATTATCCTGCATGAGCGGGCAGCTTCTGGCGTGTGGTCGAATGTCCTTCGCGATGGCGAGATCGAATGCGTCCAGGCATGTAAGATGCGCCATCGTGTAAGCTCGCAGCGCGGGCGGATACACCGCGCAGCCGCACATGTGCTCGCCGATTTTGTGCAGCGTGTTGCCACCGAGATCAACGTAGGTGTCGTCAATCACACCCATGAACGGCACTGCTGGATTCTCGTTGTAGGCGTCGGCGATCATGTCCGCCCATCCGCGGCGAATCGGCGTGCAGTCTGGCTCCACGAACATCCACGGTCGCCCCATTGTTTCGGCTGCGACGACGCACTGACGGAAGATGTCGTTCGGTGCGGTGGGCCATGATTGATGCGTGATGAGGGCGTTGATGGCGACCGGCGGCGTACGCCAGCCGCATTTGCGAGCATTCATCGCCACTGTCTCGCGTTGGAGTGGCGAGAGTTCTTCGGAGTACGCCAGCAACAGGTCGTGCCTCGGGTAAGGTCCGAGCTTGCGAATCCACTCCATCAGCGGCACGGCGAGGTGGATGTCGTTCTTGGAGAATGGAAAGACGATCAGCATTATTGTCCGAATCCGTAGTCAATCTCCACTTCGACTTCCGGCTCCCAACCGCCAGACGACTCAGCGCCGTCGCCTTGCCCGATGTCCTCAAGGTTCATCGGCAAAGCCATCCTGTCGGATCGGATGGCGTGATCGCGCAGCTTCCGCCAGTTCTCGGCGCTCGTGACATTCTGCGCGACCGCAACTTCGGAGCGAAACCGGAATCGCTTCCGGCAAAGGTCGAGCAGGATCGCCAGCGAATCTCCTGCGTCCGGGCTTCGCCTGATTCGCTTACGCATGACCTTCTTGCTCTCCACCGCCCGCTTGGTGCCGTTGAGTCCCTGCTTGCGCAGCACTTCCCTGCGCGCCAACAGGTCGTCAATAATCTCGGTGGTCAGCCCCTTGATTTGACCGCTGCGAATGTAGTCCTTGATGACCAGCCAAAGCTCCGAAACCCTGTCGGCGTAAAGCTCGTTGCACGGCTTTGATTCGATCCCGTGCGTCAAGTCTGACGCCCTGCCGTTGAAGTCCACCGCATGAAGGACGGAGTTTCCCACCATGTTGGAGATGATGGGGCCGATCTCGCCCGCTGGCCCGGTGGAGTCGTATGCCATGTTCTCCGGCGTGATACCGTGCTCGCGGCAGATGGCTACGAACTGCGCGGCGATCTGGAAGTTGTATGGCCGAGGGTCGCCCTTGCTGTCGTTGAGTTGGACGCTTTTCGTGACCAGCAAGACGCGACTTCCTGACAGCGTATTGCCGAGCAGTCCGAGCGTCATTTTGCAGGCGTCTCCACCGCTACTGCGTGCCGGGTCAATCGAGGCGCATGGATTCGGTGATCCGGCCCACTCCACAGTGGTCGCCATCACGTCGCCCTGCACCAAGTCCGCCTCAGACAAGATGCACTCCGGGTCGCTGCCTTCGGGCGGCCAGAACCCGCGGCATTGACTCCAATGCACAAGCGAGTCCTCGCCGTTCTGGTGCTTGCTCATCGCCACGTCCTCGATCTTCGGGAGGAACGGATACAGCACTTCGCCAGCGAGGATGTTTGGCGAAAGCTCTGAGTCGAAACGGATGCAGTAGCCAAGCTGCGTTTTCCACTCGTAATCCTTGTCTGAGATTTCACCCCATCCGTTTTTCGGCGTGCAAAGCATCCCGTGCGGATCGTATTTCGACTTCGGGTTTCCGATGCCGATGAACTGGAACCACTCGTTCTTGGAAAGGTTGCCCGTCGCGAACTTCACAAGCCCCGGAGACAGCTTCGGAAGCTCGTCCGCGATCATAATGACGCGCTTGTTGTGGCAGCCGTCCAGCTTGTCCATGCTCTCCTTTTCGTGAGCAGCTTCGCCGGCCACCAGCGAGATGCCTGATTTGTCTGACATCTTCGCTTCGTTTCCCGGCATCCTTGTCCGCACGATGCCGAGGCTGTCCACCAGCTTTCCCGGCATGTCCGGCACGGAGTTGTAGTAGTCCACGATACTGCCCCAGATGCGCTTCCGTGAGGCTGTCAGCGTGGTGGACGTGACGATGACCATCGTGTTCACTGGGTCGCAAAGCCAGTTCACGATTGCCCATAGTGCCATGCAATCCGACTTGCCCACGTTTCCTGGCCCCGCGATTCCGAGGTATTGCCATTGGCACGCCTGCGCGATCATCGTCTCGGCCCACGGATGGATCTGGAAATGCTTCCGCTTGTTTTTCTTCCCCCACAGCAGTTCGACGATCCGCCAGAAATGCCCCGCCTTCCCGAGTCCGCCTTCTTCCTCCTTGTGTCCATATCGGAAGCACTTCAATTCGATGTTCAGATCATCAAATTCGTCAGGCCAGTCGAGTTCGTATTTGCGAGGCACGGGTGGGTTTTTACGTGAAAAGCGTAAAAAGGCAAGACAAAGTAAGCGGTTTGTGCTTTTCTCCCTGAAATGCCTAAAGAAGACGAGAACGTACATCCGTGCCATTGGGGGGTTGATCGACTGGCCGCGTGGTCGAAGGGGACGGATGTTGAGATCACGATAGAGAGCGGACTTGACGAAATCAAACTCGCCCGGAACCGTGCTGCCAACGAGTTCCTGAACCGGATGCGGATGGACAAAAAGGCAGCGATGGAGCGCGTAAAGGAGCGGGTGCGGATGCACTACGAGTCCGGCGCGTCCATGAAGATGATTTGCGACACCTACAAGGTGAAGCGCGCGCTTGTCGAGCGATGGGCTGAGAAGGAGAAGTGGAAGCTGCCGCCTGCGCGCGAGCCGGACAAGCCGATGACTCCGAGCGCCAGGGCGTACGATCAGGACGCGATTGCGGAGGATGTGCAAACCGGCATCGTGACACATCAAAGCGAGGCGCGACTGCCGCTGGCGGTGAGGGAACTGAACGAGCAAAAGCGGCTGATGAACATCCGCGGCGCTCAGTGGGACGAGATTCCGCATGAGAAGGTCGCCCTCGCGCTACGGATGCGCCTCACTCGGCAGGCTCGCCGGATGATCGAGAAGATGGAGACGCTGGACGAAGACGAGATCATCGCCCCTGAGATGATGAAGACGTTCAAGACCATCGCGGAAGTGCTGGATAAGGTCGCGCCGATTCCAGAGGACAAGGCGGTGCGGACGAATTCACTGCTGCACGTCACGCTGTTCAAAGACGACGGCCTGCCAAAAAAAGCGCAGGCGATTGAAATTCCCGCTTGACGCACTCCATGAAACCGCTTACATCGCGCAAATGCCAAATGACACAACAGGAAATGTCTCGCAAGGGAGGCCAGTCGAAGTCGCCCAAAAAGCTGGCTGCGGTTCGTCGAAACATTCGGAAGGCGATTGCGGAGCGGATGCGGAAGTTCCAGATGCGTTCGGTAGTCAAAGCGCGTGGATGTTGATCTCCCGACGTCTCCCCGAACGTGGGCAGCGCATTGTTACGCCTTGGTGGCACCATTACAGCAGCACCTCGTTGCTCGGCATCTGCCTTAGCGAATCAATCCCAAACCTACTGTTTGAGGTGATTTACCTCTGCATCAGTGTTGTTCGGCTGCCGATCTGTGTCTGCCGGGACTTGTTCAAACTGGTAAGGCGTAACGAGCACGCGCATGACATTCCAAGTCCTCAGTCCTGACGCAGCTCGGCGCGTTGACCCTCCCGTGTCGCGCTTCCTGCAAACGCTACCGCAGGGCCGCGACATCGCCGTGGTGCCGATCACTCGGCTGGACGACTTCCGGTTCCGCGATGAACTGCGCGGGACGCTTGAAGGCAAGCCGTGGGTGCTGCTGGACTTTTCCGAGTTCGGCCCCGAATGGGATCAGCAAACGAGTCACCTGTGGGGGCGTGACCGCCTCGCTCATGGATGGTTCGGCGGCGATGAGTGGGCGAAGCTCGACGCCTTCATTCGCGAGCATCCGCCGCTCATCACATTTCAGCGCGAGCTTCTGCTCAAGGACGTTTCCGACACGATGCAGCCCGTCGAATACCTGAACTACTCCGCGCCGATTCAGGCGGAAACCGAGGATCAGTTCAACGCGCGTCCGATTGACGTGCTCTTCCAGTGGGGGCTTTCCAATCCGTTCCGCCCGCATTTGCATGGCGAGATTTTCAAGCATTCGCAGCGACTCGGCTACGACGTGTGCAGCCAGCTTGATCACCTTGACCGCTGCATCGCCCGAAAGGACAGGCCGAGCATATGGGCAGCGATTCACACTCCGCACTACGCCCGCGTGAGCAACGACGAGACGATCCGCTGGTTCGGCAAGTCGAAGGTCGTCATTGCAGCGCCGGGGTGTGGGGTGAAGACATTCCGGCATGGCGAGATCAACAACAGCATCATCGCGATGAGGTCGGACAAGCTGGCCTACTCAGTGAACCAGTGCGGAATCGCGCTTGGCGACGCTCCTGTGGATGCGCTGTGGGAGGCGGTGCGTGGCCGCGATGCCGACTACCTGTATCGAACCTACCTACTGAACCACGCCGCCGCGGACTCACTCCGGCACGAGCGGTACGTGAAGGAGATTTTCATGCCTGCCATCCAGAAATTACTATGAGTGCCAACGAACGGGTGAGCGACCAGAGAGCAAAGCAAGGGTACGTTCCAAAGCCTATTCCTCTTACGTGCTCAAACTGCAAATACTCTGACGCAGGAAAAGGAAGTGGGGCTGTACTTTGGTGTACTTATGGTGGATTCCGGGTAATTGCTGCCGGAACTTGTTTTTGTCACAAAAAGAAAGGTCGCTCATGCAAATCGTAACCGTCGCCAACGCCGCTCCAAAAGCCGACTACTACTGCTTCCGTGAAATGCTCGCATCGTGCCGGCGCTTCGGGCATGAGCCGCTGATTCTCGGATGGGGCCAGCCGTGGGGAGGACTTGGAAACAAGCCGCGACTGCTGCTGAAATCCATCGAGTCCGGCCAGATCACCGACGACCACATCCTCTTTCTCGACGCCTTCGACACGGTTCTTGCGCGCCCGCCGTGCGACATCATGGCGGCGTACGCGGAATACGATGCGCCGATTGTGTGGGGCGCGGAGAGGAACTTGTTCCCCGACATCGGGTGCGACCGCGACGCCGTGTTCCCTGATGCACTGGGAGGCTTCCGCTACCTCAACAGTGGCGTGTGTGTGGCGCAGACGGATGCGATGCTGGCCTACCTTCAGCACATTGACGCGGCCAACATCCCCGACGATCACAAGTCGGCGGATGGGGCGCGCGACATAAATCCAAATGACCAAGAGATAGCCTTGAAGGCGTTTGTGCGGCAATTCACATGGACGGATATTTCGGAGAAACAGCCGATGTGTCCGCGTATGGCCCTCGACACCGAGTGCCGCATCGCACTGAACATGCACAGCGTCACGCCGGATGAGATTGACGTGAGTGGAGAGCGCATCAAGGTGCTGGCGACCGGCGCGGAGCCGTGTATTTTCCATGCCAACGGGAACGCCAAGGACAGCGGAATGCTGGCGCTGGTGCTGGCGAAACTGGGATACTGAGATGAAACTTTCGATCTGCATCAACTTGGATAGCCGCCCCGGAGTGGAAGGCGAGAGCACGGCTTTCACTGGGCATAATCAGGGCTGTCGAAATTGGGATTTCTTCACGCACGGGGTCGCGAATAAGCGGAAATTTTTTACCGGATTCGATACGGAACTCGTGGCCTTTATTGACGAGACGATTCGGATTCCCGATGACGTGATGAACCATGTCCGCGACCTATGCGACTGCGTAGTGGTTCGGAAGCACTCAAGCTCGTACCGTAACTACGAAGTGGCCGGATTCGCCAATGACATCCGATACCTTTCCTGCCTGAGCCAAGCGACGGGGGAGATTGTTTTCCATGCGGACGCGGACACCGCCTGCTTCGCCCGCGACAAGGATGCCGTAGAAGCGTGGCTGTCCCATCTGGAATCATACCGCTTCGTCAGCTACCCGTCGCCGTGCAGTCCGCGCCCTGTGGACGACGCCAGCTTCGGCAAGCACACATGGGCCTCGACGCGAGCGTTCGCCTGCAAGCGCGAATGGCTGAAATTCGACGTGCTGGAGCGGATGCTGCGCGAGCCTGATTGGGGATGGGAGCAATTCGGCGAGCCAGTGCGAAAACTGAATTGGCTGGAGCACATGCTGGCCCTGTCCAACAACGAATCCGTAATCTACCCTCCCCGCTGCGACGACCGGATGCTCATGTTCTGTTGGAGCACCTATCACCGCGGCGTGATGGAGAAGCTGAACGGGATGAGCTTTGACGAGGTGCGCGATTACGTGCGTCGCTGCGGCGAAATCCAATATCCAAACGACTGCGTAGCCATACCATTATGAACCCAACCACCCTGTCCCTATTCAAATCCACACCCGGCGCGATGTCATGCGCGGAGGGCGAAGCCCTGTCTCGCCTCGCCGCATCCGCGCCTGCGGGAGCCTGCGTAGAGTGCGGGACGCATAGCGGCAAGAGCGCGATTGCGATTGCAGCAGGGCTAAACAGAGAGCAAATCCTCAACCTGATTGATCCTGACTTTAAGGTGTCAGAACGTCAAATCACGGAGGCGGTATGGGAGGCTTCGTCGAAGAAGGTGGTCGCCGTGCTCTATCAAGGAACTTCCGAAGAAAGAATGCCGCCACTACGAAAGTTCTGCGGCGACTTCGCCTTCGTGTTCCTCGACAGCGGCGACCACTCCTACGAACTGTGTCGCGCCGAGTGCGACATCGTTGCGCCGCACATGGTGAAGGGCGGCATCATCGCCTTCCATGATTTCCGTTCGCAATTCATCGGCGTGGAACGGTGCTACAACGAACTGCTGGCAACCGGCTTGTTCGAGGAAGTCGTTATTCCGTGGAAGGACATCGAGGCGGAGGTCGTCGCTGGCAATCTTGAGGCGGGGAACGATACCTACCACCATACCGAACTGGCAAACCCGATGTTCCTCGGAGCACTTCGCCGCAAATGAACATCGGCATCCTCGCCTTCACCACTCCATCCTTCGCGCCCGTCGCCGACATCACGGTGCCAGCGTTCAAGGCTTACTGCGCCATGCACGGCTACGCCTTCTGCCTTGCTACCGGCGACGACTGGAAACCCCGCACGCGGAAGCTCGGCTTTATCAAGACGCAGGCCGTGTTTGACGCGCCGCCTCAGTTCGACGCGCTGTTCGTGGTGGATCTCGACATCCTCATCACGAATCCGCTGGTGCCGCTCGAAAGCCTCATCCATCCGACCGCTGACATCATCGTTACGACCGACGTGAACGGCTTCAACTCCGGCGCTTACATCATCCGAAACACGAAAGCAGCCAAGAGCTTCCTGACGATGGTGTTTGAGATGGAGCGCGAACCCGGAATCAACGGCGAACAGGACGCGATGGATTCTGCTCTGAAATTCCAGAAGCCGGGATTCGCCGCATGGCTTCCGCAGCGGGCGATGAACAGCTACCTTTACACCGAGTATCCCGACACGAACGGCGCGGATGAGCCTGGACACTGGCAGCCGGGAGACTTCCTGCTGCACTTGCCGGGGCGCAGCAACGAAAGGCGCGTTGAGATTTTCAACTCGCCGGAGATTCAGGGAGGGATTGTGCGATGAATGCGTGCAAGCCTCGCTGCGAGCGACTGGATTCTTCGGGTACTTGCCATAAATGTGGCTCAGTATGGAAAGACGGCGAATGGAAGGGTATAAATATGAAAAAGCGCGGGGTGCGATTCCGGTGGATACTGCGCCGACTGGTTAATTGGTATTGCTACGATGGCGGATTTTGGCTCCGCATAATGGGGCGCGGAATCAGCGTGGTAAACAGGCAAAAGCATCCGCAACTATTCAGCGAACGAGACGGATATCGGCGCGGCCTTCGCGTCGGAAAATGGGCTGTGGAGTGGCTACCATCTAACACCAAATGACGAAACCCAAACGAACACGAACCATGACGCCAGCGGCATTGGCCGGACTGGAGAAGGCACGCAAGGCGCGGATGGAGGCAAGGCAGGCATTGCTTCCGGTTGAAGCCGTTCCGCCGCTGCCCTTCATTGACCAAGTGAAGGCCATGTCCACGCCGATCGCAGTCACCGGTAATTCTGAGCGCACGTTCGCCATCGCTGGCGACATCGGCGACTGCATCGCCATGCTGCCGAGCATCCGGCACATGGGCGGAGGTCACATCGTCATCACCCCGCCACCGCCCGGCGTCGGCACGGGGCAGGGCTTCTGCCGTGAATCAATGCAGGGTGCCCGCTACGAGTCGATCAAGCCGCTACTGGAATGCCAGCCCTACATCCACAGCGTGTCGTGGGGGCGGCTGCCAGCCGGCGCGATTGACGTGTCGCACTTCCGCACGCCACCGCACTTTCAGGAGAACATTATCCAGTGCATCGCCCGATACTTGAAACTCGGAAAAGTGTCCGAGGAACCGTGGCTGACGGTGCCGTTCGACGGCGAGGCAGGGAAGGGGCCGGTCGTGTTCTCGCGTTCGCCGCGATACCACAATCCTCGGATGCCGCTGCCGGGGTATGCCGCTGAGTTCAGGGACGCGCTGTTCATCGGGTCGCCGGATGAGCACAAGGCGTTCGAGAAGTACGTTTGCAGGGACGTGATTTATCAGCCGACGAAGAACCTGCTCGAAGTCGCGAAGCTGATGATGGCGGCGCGGTTTGTGATCTGCAACCAGTCATGCCCCGCATGGGTCGCGATGGGTCTTGGTCGTCCATTCGTCTTGGAGGTTTGCCCGGACGAAACCATTCAGAACAGCATCGTGGTGCGCCAGAATGGGCGTTGGATCGGAAATGAGAACCAAGTTGGAGTGAAAAAGAATTGGTATTGACAACAATTACTGAGGCACTTTCTCCGTAACCTTCCAGCAGAAGCTAGGAGGCTCCGGTACACCATCTTGGTGCGCCATAAGAGCGTCATGCGGCGTCCAGCACATCAGTTTTAGAGAACATGAACACAGACTGCAAGTATCCAGTAGGTGATCGCTGGCGGTTTTTCGCTTTCCAATGAACTGAAAAATCTTGGTCGCGATGGCTGCGGCGTTTCCGTTGCACTTACCGCACTCGGTACCAATAGGGGCAAGGTTATGCGGGCATTTTGCACACACTGCACCTCGGGCGTCAGCTTTTTCTTGGGTTACAACTTCGTCCGATTTCCACCATGAAACCACAGTTGCAAGGAATCGCATCACGGTAGATGCGCTGTTAAGATACTTTCTTCTTAGAACCTCTGGTGTTGCATCGCTGATTTTCGCGCATGCCTCGTCGCGTAGAGATGTCGGCAAAGCAAGGCAACAGCAATTTCCATAAGTTGCCCACTCGTTGTCGAACGTCAGGCCAAGCTGCGCGCAGCGGGCACTCCACGCCTCGTAGCACTGCTCCGCGCTACCTCGGTGGATTACCTCATCGGTGCCCGGCACGATTGCCTTGTCGCGCGGGAAGTTCCTGTTGCGCCACCAGTATTCAACGGCGCTCACCGGCTGTATCTCCGCTCCTTGGGTGCAGTCTTGTCCCTCGTCACACTCACGCCGACACCGATGGCTTCCTGTAACTTCGCTACGACAGTCTTTGCGAACCCGGCCCGCTCGAAAAATTCATCGGCACTCCGCCACGCCAGCGGCACCGTCAGGTCGCGAGCAATGCTTGGCACGGTTGGCACCTTCCCGTCGTAGTTGCTACCTGTGAAAAGGTCTGTCGCCACGCCCACCCACGGCGCAGAAATCGAGCGAATCTCGCGACCGATAGTTGCGTAGGATTTGAAGGCCCGCTGCTTGTCGGCTTCTTCTTGGCCTGACCGCATGGCATGGATGGTTGTGGAGATGCCTTCAATGAGCGCGGCACCTATCCGAGCGAGCTTAACCTCGCCGCCAGTGTAGTCATACTCCATGCGGGCGTCACTGTCTGTCACCTTCATCTTGAAAAGGCGTTTAGCCTTATCAAACATATCTTCGTCATCCCCAGTGTCTCCGTAAAAATAGCGCGAGATGGCTGAAACCACCATCCATCCAGCTATCGCGCGGAACTGCTCCTTGAGTGCTATCTTGCGGATTCGCATAGAGGAATTGCGCCTCCAAATGTGATAGCCGGAAAGGTTCTTCGCCCGCGCCGCGAGGAAATTCGCAGAGTAGAAGACGAATTGCGCCAGCTTTCCGGCACCGGCCTTTAGTCCGCGCCCACGCCCGCTGTTGATCATGTCGCCAAGCGCCTCTTTCTCGATTTTCGACATTGGCTTGTCGCGCAGTTCATTGATGCGATAATCAGCCACGTCAGCGGCCAGTTCATTCAGGAAGGTGGTGAAGGTTCGACTGCTGGCGCGAACGTAGTGACCGAGCAACTTGGGAACAAGTTTAGGCAGCACAAGCAGCGGATTACCGGACAGCTTGATGTCCGCCCAATCCTCGATGTTGGAACGCACTCCTTCTTCCGCCATGCGATCATGTGCCTCCGCCTCGACGGACGGCATCTGTATCTTCATGGGCTTATAGAGAGCGTAGTTCGGGCGCAGTTTCCGCTCGGCCTCGTAGCTCACCGCCTGCTTTTGGCTGAAAATTGTGCGGATCGATCGCCATATCGCTTTCGCGGCCATTATTGGATGAGAATACGCCATGCGTATGCCTTGACGGGGGGCCGACAAGTCGCCGCTTCCCATGAGTGAGCGTTCAGCGGTAATGGCAGTCCACATTGCGTCAGTGAACTTCTCGTAGCCACCACGCCGCTCCTTGATGTAGTGCAGGAGTCGCTTTGCGTAGTTGCTCTTGATCTCCTGTAAGTCCGAGGCGATTCGCACGGCTTCGGGGTCTTTAGATAGGTCAACTGGCGGCCTTGGCGGACGCTTCTCGAAGTCACTTTTTGCGAGCCGGTCGGTGAGGTCGGCGATTTGTCGCAGCATCGCGGCTTTGCGGTTTGCGATCTTGGTCTGCTCGGTTACTCCTGCGGCGTTCTTTGCAGCATTGTAAGCGGCGAGCGCGGCGTCGCGTAACGCGCGGGCTTGCGCCACGCGCGCCGAGTCAACGGTTGTCGTTTTGCTTTTTGCCGTGAAGTCAGATTCGTTGACTCGCCGCTCGTATTCAGCGGCAGCCGCTTCCAGCGCACGAACCTTTGCGTCGTCCGGGTCTGTCGCTGGCTTGGCGTCGCGCCGAATCTGCGCGGCGAGTTCCCTCATTGCGGCGATCTCCATGCGCGCATCTTCCTCAAGCTGCGTAAGCGATTCCTGCGGCTGCCTGCTTGTCGGTTGCTGCTCTCCGGCAAGCATCTGTTCCCACCGCTCCCGCGCCACAAGCGCGGCGTCGAGTCGCTTTTGCGCGTCACTCAGCGGAGGACTGGCTAGTTCCTTCAAAGCCTGCGTCTCTGCGCGTGCTGCGTCTGCTCTGGCGCGGATGACCAGAACTTCATTTCGCGTCTCCGCCCCCTTCTGGACAGGGCGCGTAAATACTCCGCGCTTCGCTGCCTCCAGTTCAGCCAACGCCTTCTGTTCCGCGCGCTCCGCTGACTTGATGGCGGACTTGAGCTTTTGCTCTGGCGTTGCTTCGCGCCGACCAAACACGGCCAAATGTTCCGCCTCAACTGTCGCGAGTTCGGCCCTCAGTGCCTCAAGGTTTGGGGATGTTGGAGTGACGCCGCGATTCTTGATGGTGCGCTCACCCTTCGCGATCTCGAAGCGAAGGTCTTTGATGCGGTTGCGTGTGCGCTTCTCCAGCGCGTCGAGCGCGGACTGTCGGCGAGATTCCGCCGTGCCTTGTGGTGGCGGAATTTTCTTCTTTAGCTCGTTAAGCTGCTGCGCCAACGCGCGAGCCTGATCCCGCACTGGAACTCGTTGTTGCCCTGTCAGCTTCAAGTAATCGCCAACATCCTCGCCAGCCTGTGAGCGCACGAGCGCGGCCTCGGCATCTATAATCTGACGCACGATCAGCGCCTCTTGCCGGATTTGCGATTGCAGCCTCTTGAGCGCGTCCTCCGTGGCGGCCTTGCCCTTGCCGTAGTCTGTCCATAAATCCAGCAACACGTCATCAGTCGGATTCCCCATGACGGGATCAAGGAATGCGTGCAGCCTGGCCATCACGCCCTTCACGGTCGTAGCTCCGGATTTCACGTACTCATTGGCAAGCTGCTTCACGTAGCGGCCCATGTCGTCCGGTAGTCCTTCTTCCGCCATTGCCCGGATGCCGTCCTCAATGGATGCGGCGTCTTTCGTGGCGGCCTGCTGACGGGCCTTCTGCTTGGATGACACCTTCCTTCCGGGCTGGTTGGTGTTCAGATACTTCATCGCCTTGTCCCATGCGGGCTTGAGATACGGCCTCACCCATTCGCCAAACTCTGACGCTGTGCTTGCGGCGAAGTTTCCAAAGGACTCCATGCCCTGCGCGATCTTGCCGCGAGCAAACAGGAAAATATCGCCAAGGATCGTCGGATCAACGCCGACGTTCACCTGCCCCGCGCGGGCACGCAGCCGCTCACTGGCAGCATTTCCAGCGGATACCCACTCGTTCACCTTCTGCTTTGCGTATTCCAGTACGCGGGACGGAATCTTGCTCCACTCCGCAATCTTCGCTTCGGCATTGGCAATCCTTTCAGCGGCCTCGGTGGCTGCTTTTCTTGCATCCAAATCAGCCTGAGCCTTGGCGATCCTTGTCGCCTCATCCCTGATTCGATCCACTTCCTCTAGCGTCAGGCTGGACTGCTTGGCCTTGCGCTCCCTCGCTTCCATTGCGGCTAGCGAGAAGTCTTCATTCGCCATAAGTTTGAGCGATTGCAGTGCCGCTCCAGCCTCGCTGCCAGCCATCCCCTTGAGGATTTCGGATGCCTGTAATTTCTTCTCGTAATACTGAAATTGGTCAAGAGCGTCACGCTGCTCTTCTTCGCTGAGGTTCGGGTCGCGCGCACGATCTGCTGCCTCCTGCCGCTTGTTGTGCAGATCAATTTGCTGCGCAAAGACTCCCGCAAATTCCTCATCTGTCAGCACGGTTTTTTCGCCACTGCTGATCTCGTCAACCAGTCGGTCCGCCCATTTTGGTTCCGTCTCGAATCGCTTGACGGCGGCATCCCAAAGAACACGGTTTGCCTTCCTGAATCTCCGCGCCAAAGGTGGCAATCCTCGTTCCGCCCGCTGTGCGTCCATGCTGTCGAACTTGCCACCGTATGTTCGCGGGCCGGATTCGCCTGTTTCCTCTCGGTCCGGCGGCTCGGCATTCGGGTCTGCGATGTTGATTTCTGGCGGGGTTGCACCCTGCGCGACATTCGATGCTTCCGCCTGAATCTCCGCCTGCCTTTTTGCGATGAGGCTGTCAATCGCCGCTATCTGCTGCATCTCCTCGACGGTGGGCGGCCTTCCGCTTTTTCGGATGTCTTGCAGGAGCTTGTCCGCGCTCCCTTGCAGCATGGCGACTTCGCGCTCTTTATCCATGACGGCTTTCTTGGTCGTGGATGTCGCTTCGGGGTTCTCGTCCTTGAGGCTGAACCGGATGTCCGACGTGTCGGGGCGGATTGGATTTCCAGCGCGGTCAATCAGCCTGCCACCTTGCACCCACTGGATGTAATCGCTTGCAGTTGCGAAGGAGTCCACTCCGATAGGTCGCGCCCGCCAAGTTTGGCGATCCTTGCGATAATCCGGCTTGGCTCGTCGGGAACCGGCTTGTTCTGCTTCAGGAGATTCTGAACCTCCGCCAGTTCGGTCGGAGACATCTCCTTGCCGCGCGCCCATGCTTTCCGCTCCGCTTCGGAAGCGAAGGTTTCCGGTGTCTTCATCAGATACGATGGATAGTCCTTGTTCGATTTCACCAGATAGCGCACCGGCTTCGGGCGCAGCCTCGGAGCCTTGAGTTTTCCGAATACCTTTCCGCGCTTCGTCACGTAGGGTTCCGGTTTTTCGGATAGGCAGCTCGATTCCATGTGAAAACTTTACGCTGTTGCCGTCCGTGAAGTCAACCCAGTAACTCGCGCCGTTTTCCTGCTTGCGAACAGAACTGACGGTGCGTTCTGCGTCCGCGTAATTTACCACGTCGCCAGCCTTTAGGTTTTCAACTTTCTTGCGCTGCAATTCGCCCATCTTCAACGTTTCCGAAGTTGGGCGAAGCTCGGCTTCGGTTGGGTAGCGAACGGATGGCGCGGTCGGCGTAAAGCTACGTCCGGCGCGTTTCTGTTGCTCGGTGTATAGCTTTTCGCGGACGGCTTGGATGTCAGGTGGAACCTGCTCGTCCTTCGCGCTCATCTTCGGCCCATCTCCGCGCGCCTCACTCACGCGCGCCCGCACGTCAGCCGTCACAGCAGGATCGCGGTTGATGACATACATCGTCTGCTCGGGAGTCAGCACGACGCCAGCCTCGCGCGCTGCGTAGGTCAGCTCACTGCCGGAAAGCGTATTCACGTCAGCCGCCCGCGCCCTCTGCTTCCGCACGGCATCCACGCCGCGCCGCAGCAGCGCCATCACGTCGTTTTTGCTCCACTGCTTTACGCCGAGCTTGTTCAGCGCGTTGCGGAGCCAGTCCACCACGCGCTGCCAGCGGGTGCGGTGCTGCGCGGACATCTCCGGGCCTACGCCCTCCATGATCTTCGCGAGCGTCTCGCTTACTTGTTCGCGTGAGGGGTAGCTGCGCTTCACGGCGGCGTGCTCGTCGGGGAACAGCCGCTTAAGCATGGCGTCCAGTTGAGTCGTCGCTTTCTCGCCAAAGGCTTGCAGTAGCGCGTCCACGCCGCCGTGCCCTGCCGCTTCGTGCATGAACGTCTCGATGGCCTGTCGCGGGTTCTCGATGGCGGCTGCGTTAATGTAAATTTTGCCGCCCACCACGGCGCCGCGGATGCGGTTCAGGTCGCCGGATGCGCCGTACCGTTCGAGAAATACCTCCTTCACGCGGTCTGGAAATGCACTGCCGTCCGCAATGACTTCGTGCGGCATCGCGCCGGCCAGCCGCTCGGCGACGACACGAACAGCGCGCTGCACGGACGCGACGGGAAGGCTGGTGGTAGGGGCGGCGTCGGCAATCGCGAACGGATCTTCGTCGAACAGGTTGCCCTGCTCCTTGTCCTGCTTGGCTTTCGCTTCGGCGGCGTCCTTGGCCTCCTTTGCGACCTGTTCAGCAGCCTCGCGTGCTTCGCGCTTGGCGATGTCGGCGGCGGTTTCGGCTACCAAGTTGAACGGCGCGGCTTCGCCCTGTAAAAGCTCCCCGGTGCCCTTGCCGTCGCTCGGGCGCAGCTTGGGGGTGGCGGGTTCGGGTGTCTGCTTCGCAATTTCGCGACGGGCAATTTCCTTTGCGGCGTCAATGGCTTCCTGTTCTCCACGCGCTTCATAGGTCTGCTCCAAGTCTGGATGCTGACCCTCGGCTTTGCTGTACCCTTTGACCTCGTAGGCCATCTGACCGCTCTTGCGTTTGATCGTGCGGACTGTTGCGTAGAGTCCACCATCCGCCGTCCCGGTAATCTTGGTGCTGTCGTTGTATTTAAGGACGTTGATTGTCGGCGTCTCCGGCTTAGCGGCAACTGGTGCAGTCGGCGCGAGTTCGGGTGCTTCGCCTTTGATCATCAGGGACTCATCGGGATGCACTTCCTGCGTTCCGAATTTCTCGCCGTCCTGCAACGTCACCACGCCGTCCTTGTCAATGTCGATGACGCGCATCTCCTCGCCGCCGATATTGATCGTCTTCCCGTATTTTAGATCGCCTGCCTTGATCTCGCCGTCGCCTTCCTCTTTCGCCTCCTGAAAGTCCGCATACTGCTTGCGCTCCATGCCGGGCTTCTTCGTGAGTTCACGCATCTTCTCCACAAGCGAAGCCTGCGTGACTGCATCGCGCGCATCCGCCTTGTCTGGATGCACGCCGAGCGCGATCATTGCCTCCACATACGCATCGGCACGTGCTTTCTTTATTGCGGCCTCACCCTGCGCTCCGGCTGCCACCGCTTCAAGGTGCCCGCTGTAAAATCCAAGCTCAGGGTACTCGATGACGAGTTTTTTGAACTCCGCAGCCGCGGCTCGCGTTTTTCGCGCTTCCTCTTTCGTCATGCCTTCAAACTGCTCATTGGTCAGCATCCGCGACTCCACTCCGGGGCGTAGCGATACGTTGCCGTAAGGCACGGTCTGTGTGATGCCTTTCTTTTTGCCACCATCGAACGTCACACTGACGGACTCGGGCTTGCCCTTGCTGTCCAGAAAAACATCTCTGACTATCGCCGGATGCGCCAGCTTTGCGCCCCTCACGAGTTGCACGCTCACCTTCGCGCCGGGCACGATCTTGGCACGCACCTTTTCGGTGAATGACTGCGCCGGAGGCTTGGCCTCCACCGCCTTCCTGCTCGGCCTATCCACCGGCAGTCCAAGCCGGTCAATGATGCCGACCTTCACGTTGTCGTAGAGCCAGTCCATGCCGTGCTTCTCCAGCACGGCGAAGTCCGATTCCGTGGCCTTGGGCGCGTTGCCGCGAATCAGCGCAGCCAGGGTGCCGCCCTGCTGCTTGCTGCGGATGTCCGCCCATGAGTAGCCGAAGATGCCGCCCTCGGCCTGCGGGACGGCGGGGGCGGCTGCTGGCGCGGTGGCGGCTGCCGCGTTGGCCGAAATAATCTGGTCTTTTCTGGCTGAGTCCAGAATATCCTGAATATTCGCCCTGCCGCCTTTTTGATGGATTCCTTTTGTGATTTTAACGGCTATGTCAAACACTTGATCGCCGGTCAGCTTCTTCCCTAGAGCGGACTCGTACCTCTCCTTGATTCCGCTGGTTGCATCCTCAATGACAGGCATCTGCGCTTTTCTCACTCCCTCAATCTCGGAATTGGACATTGCCCGCTGAGTCTTAGCGGGTGCCTGCGGGGTGGGCTTCGCTTCCGGCGGATGCCACAGGTCGCCGCGCTGTGTCCAGCCGGTTGTTTCCATCGGCATCTCAATCGCCTTGGCGAGTGCGACAGATACGGGGCGCTCGTTTGCGATTGCCGTCTTCACAGCTTGAATCTGCTCCGACAGGGCGGCGGTTCGCGTGCGCTCTGTCAAAGCGTCCATGTCCCGCTGGCGAATGTCTTCAATAAATCCGCGTTCTCGGGACGTATCGCCCTTTTCGCGAAGTGCCTTCAACTCGTCCAACGAAAGCGTTTCGTAGTATTTCTGCGGGGACAGCTTGAAGATGTTTGGGGTTACATCCACGCCCTTCTTCCCTGCGCGAAAAACGTATTTGTCTCCCTGCTTCAAATAACCAAGTGCCAAAACATCCTCGCGGTTGAGCGGATAATTGGAAAGCCAGTCGGCAGGAATGTCAGATCGGTCCGAAATTGCCGATGCCAGCTTTTGCGTGAGCTTTTCCGCCCACGATTTCCTTGCAGCCGAATCTGACGGTTTCGGGTCATTGGCGATTACGTCCTTGATCGGCAGAAGCGTCACAACAGAACGGCGCTTCAATTCATTGGTGAAGTACTCCTCCGGCGTCATCTGCTCCACCGGCTTCGCCGCCTGTGGCGCTGCGGCGGGTTGCTGCTCCGTGTATCCCGGTTGCGGAAACTCGCCGCTACGAACCGGAACAGCCTGAGCCTTTCCGATCTTTAACTTCTGTGATTCGGTCAGGTCGATCTTTGCGGGGGGAGGGTTGTTACGCATGTCGGCCAGCGCGTTGTTCGCCTCGTTCAGTTTTGTAACGAAGGTTGCGTGGCTGCGATGCTGCTCGTTCGTCCAGTCCTTGCGCGGCCACTCCTCGATCTGTGAAAGAAGGTGCTTCTGGTAAACCACAGCGGCGTTCAATATCACCATTCGCTCCCGCCGCTGTTCGGGACTCAGTGCGGCGATTTCCTTATCCGAAAGATTCGGAAGCAGCGACAGGTGATTCACCGGCTTCGCCGCCGCCGGGGTTACTGGCTCCGGCGACGGCGCTGCGGGTGCTACTTCCTTTTGTGGCAGTCGCACTGACTCATCGGCTTTTTGCACCGAGGGCACGCTTTGGGCTTTTTCATTCTTGGGTTCACCTACCTTTCGTTGGACGTTTCCAAATGCGTCGTAGAGCGGGGTCTTGGCGTCTTGCGCTCCTTCCGCTGAAACCAGTCCGGCGTCAGACTGCGCTCGCGCAAGGGGCTGGCCTTGGAACGTGACGCCCGGACCTCCGCCGTCTGCTGGCGGCTTCCTCTGGACGTTTCCAAATGCGTCATACACGTCGCCTGTTCTTCCGTAGGCCGCGCGCTCTGTAAGCGGGCCTTCGTTGGCCTGCGTGTGCTCTACGGCTCTTTTCTGCGCCTTGGCGACATCCTGCCAATACTGCTCGGTGGCTGCTTTTTCGTCCTGTTTTGCAGCGCGGCGATGTGTCTCTGCGAGTGCTTCAGATGCAATAGCTGACTCAATGAAGCCATCCTTCCTGAAGCGTTTCGCTTGCGCTTCGGCGGCCTCTGCTGCCGCTGTATTGGCGGCGGCGGCACTCTTGCCGGCCATTTTTGCCATCTCTCGCCTGTGTTGAAATTTGTGGAAAACTCCCATCACTGCGTTTTGCAGCGCGAACGCGGTGAACGTGCCGGGGGCTTCGTCTGCGATTGCCTTGAAATCTATGGGCTTGTTGTGAACCGCCAAATCGTAAAGCCCTTCCGCGAAAGTAACGGCGGCAGCATCCTTCACTGCCTTTCCGGTCATCGCCATCAGGATGCCCTTGGCGGGCTTGAGTATCCCCATCGCTCCACCGGCGATGAAGGAACGAACGCCCTCGTCAATCGGGTTCACGTCCTTGTTGCCCTCGACGTACCGCTGCTGAACGCCGCTGCTGAATCCAGCGCGCCCCATTGCGACACCGCTCTGTAATGCGCTCTCCCATCTAGCCGCGGCGGTTCCTGGCTCTAGCGACACCTTGGCTGTTTGCGCCATCTTGCCGACGGTGGTGAGCGCGGGCGGGGTTTTCTGGAACATTGACACAAGAAACGGCACGAACGATCCGACCTGCGCCCAACCAGGGTGAGCACGGGCGTTGGCTTCACGTTGCGCCTGATCCACTTGCCCAAAGACCTTGTTCTGCAACCATAGCGCCGCCGATCCGCCGCTGGCCCCGCCGACCATTGCGGTGGAAACGTCGCCCTTTGACGCAGCCGCGCCAATGGCGGTTCCCGCTGCGGTGCCAAGTGCCGGCAGAATAGCGGAGCCGAACTCCTTCACAGCCGTCACAAGACCTCCCTGCGCCTTGGGTCGTGAGGCGAACTCCTTGTCCATCTCCACTCCTGACGGAATCAGTCTTGCTGCTTCTTCGGATGTCAGAAGCCCCATGCGTTCAGCCGCCAACATCGTTTCTTCGGCTTTGCCCTCCTCCGGCTCGATGTTGAGCATTCCATTTGTCCGAACAACCCTGAACGGCAATTTTCGGCCTTTAGGATTCCCCGCACTGCTCTGGGTGGATTCAAGCTCGGCGAGTTTTGCGTTCCTACGATACGCAATGGTGGCCTCCCGCTCCGCTGCCGCTACGCCAGCCGCATCCTCGCCTTTGCTGAATGCATAATCGCGGGCGTCTAGTTTTGCGCGTTCTTCACCAGCTACCTCACTGCGATACAGCAGATCGTTCGCAAGCGGTTCCTTACCCTTGCTTCTGGCGAAATCCCTGGCTGATAATTTCTCAGCTTGGCTTGCCGTAAGATCATAGCGATCCTTCCAGAATTCCTCCGCGCTGGGCGTCCAGTCGAGCGGCTGCACGCCGATGGATGGTTTACCCTGCTCGCCATCCAGCTTCATCACGCCAGATCCGCGTGTCTGCGCGCTCATACCGCCTGCGACCTCTAGGCTTCGCTTTACGACGCCACTCACTTGTTCCGGTGTGACCTTCTGCCGCTCGGTGAAGACCTGCATGGACTTGTCCGCCGCAGCCCTGCGACGCTTTTCATCGGCGTCCCTACTGTTGTGCTCTGCCATCTTCCCCTGAAGAAATGCCGTCGTGCTGTTGTAAAACGAATCCGCTTCGGCTGCATCCAGTGACGATTCGGCGCTCGCGAAGGCTTCGTCGAAAACCTCCGCAGTGCGATCTAGATACTTCTGGCGAGTCGGCGCGTCTGCATTTTTCCAGTCGTCGGATGCGTAGAATTGATCCGCTTCGAGGGCCAAACTTTTCAACTCATCACGCGGATGCGGAGTCGGCGCGATCTCGGATGCGGCGGAAGCGGTAGGCATTGGATTGATGATTACGCCGCGGTGCTTGACGAGTCAATGCTTACGACGGCTTCGGAGGCTGCTTTTTTAAGCGGCGTTCTGGCACCGTACGGATCAACCGTCACGGCGACGGGTTCGCCATCCTCGTCTTGATCGAACTCAATCGTGCTGCCGTCCGCAACGTAACCGCCAGATGCGGCTGCTGCATCTTTGTCGTAGCCGAGCGATTGAAGCGTCTGGCTCATGGATTCCGATGCTGCATTGAACTCGGCACTCAGTGCCGGGTCGGAATCAATTTCTTCACGCCTGCCCGAAAAGCGCGAAAAGTCGCTCGCGGATGCGGTGAGAGTGTCCATGTCTGGCGCGGCTGACGCCTGCGGCTGCGATGCCGGTTCCTTGAGGCGATCCAAGAAGGTCTTCCGCTTCGTGGGCACGGGCGCTGTCGGCGTGGCGGACGCGGGTGGCGCTCCGGTCTTTGATGACGCGGGAATGATGGGCGCTGCGCCTGTTGCTGACGGCGCTGTGGGCTGCTCTGGCTGCTTTCCGGGAGTCTTGTCGGGCACGGGTGGGGCGGTGGCTTTCTCGGGTGTTGGCTGATCGGGAGTCTCGTCGTAGATGGTGTCCAGCAGCCGGTCGCGCTCTGCACGTATCCGCCGCTTCTCTTCTGCGATCTTCTCCTTGGACTTCCCTTTCGTCTTGGTTGTGTTGTCCAAGTCGTCCAAGTCAATGTTTAGGGCTTTCACCCTCTCCTTTGCGACAAACCGACGCGCTGCGGCGTCCGCCTTCTCCTTCGCTGCGGCGGCTGCGGCAGCGGCCTTCTCGGGATTGACCTGCGGAATCACTGGCACGCTTTTCCTGTATTGCACCTCTCCGCCCGCACCCAAGCTGACTGACTCACCCGGAAGCGTGGCGAGCTTGCGCGCTTCCTCAACGCGCTTCTTGAGGACCGCCTGCTCTACTGCGAAAGAATCGATCTGCACAAACCTCCCCGTCCTGCGGTCGTATGAGGCCATGTCGCGGAGTTCTTCAAACCCAAGGGCTTCTTCCGCCTTCCTGTATTTATCCTGTAACTTGCCTGGGATATACTCGATTCCGTGCGGGCCGAACTTCATTCCAGCGTCGGCCATTTTGATGGATGCGATGAGATGCCCCTTGTCCGTCACCGAGATATTCGGGTATCTGGCATTCACCGCTGACAAGTGTGAAGGGAAGTCAGGATCGAACACGTTCAACCCATGAATGGCGATCCGGTATGCCGGTTCCTCGCGATCCTGCGCGAAGGCTTTTTCCCGCTTTAAGAGAGCGTCTGTTTCCGCGCTAACCCGTCTTTCGTTCGCTCTCTGCTGATCGATGTGCTTCTGGAGGATGCGCTGGTCAGCCCTATCCGCGTCAGCCTTGATCTGCGCGTCCCTCACTTCTTCACGGTCGCGGTCGTGCTGCTCTTTCTCAGCCCTTGCCTTGGCATCTTGGATTCTGGCTGCAAGCTGGAGCGCAGCCGGGCCTGAACCGGCACCCATTGACGCCCGAGGCAACTGAGGTTGATTGCGAAAATTTCCCATAGGTCAAGACTTGTTGAGCGCCTTCGTTACGTCTTCCAGTGTAGGTGGCGGGACACCCGGAGGCTGCCCTGCGGCCTGATTCCCGGTTCCGACTTGCGCTGGCGGCGCGGCAGGGAGTTTGGTGGTCGTGAATCCGCTGCCGTATTGTCCGCTGACCATTCGCGCACCAGCAGGCACAGGCAGCCCCGTCATTCGATCTACGCTCGTTCCGTCTAGCGCGGCAATGTCTGCACCCACTTCCGCCGCGGTGTCAGTCGGAGTCACCCACGCCTGCGGAGCGGGGATTCCGGCGTTCGCGCGAATCATCGCAGCCTTCTCGTCCGCCGTTGCGCTGCTCCACGCTTTTTTTGTGAGCCAGTCATCGCCTCCAAAATGTCTGTCCAGAGTCACCGATGCGGGAGCGGTAACGTCACCCCATCTTCCCTTGGGGCCAGCCTGTTGCTGGAATCGTCCATCGGCGGACACCCTGCCAACTCCTTCAATTTCGGTCCAGCCTTCGTCCTGCTTTCCGCTGCCCTTGAAAAGTTTATCCCACACTTCCGGCTTCGTAAGTCCGGTTTTCGGGTCGGTGTCTCCGCTGTACGTGCTGTAAATCCCAAGATCCCGCATCGCCTTGGGAATTGTGGCCTGATCCGCGAGTTCGGTTTGCGATGCGCTGCTGATCCAGTTTGGCGGCGGCGGCCTTCCGTGGCGCGCTTCGTACTTCGCCTTGGCTTCCTCGTATTTCGTCCACTGAGGTTTGCCGCGATCACCCTCGTCCTGCTTCTCTTTTGCTGTTCTGGCGTCGAGCTTTTTTTGATCGATTACCTCTTTTGCTGCTTTGGCTTTTCTTATCGGTCCTTCCGATGCTGTCTTTACGGCTCCGGCAACAACGCTGCCAATTTTAGCCGCATTGCCGCCCTCAGCGGGATTTTGGGGCACATCAGGCGCGGCGGCGGCTGGCACGGGCGGCGGAACTGGCGCTGGCGGCCTGTTCCTGAACTCCCTGCTACCCTTTCCGCTCACGATGTAACTTTGCGCAGCGGCTGGCGCTGGTGGGGCGCTGGCTGGCTGATTCCCTTCCATGTATTGCGCCGCGCCTTGCGTGGTATCTACTGCCTGCGACGGTGGCATCGCTGGCTTGACTGACGGCTGCGCCGACTGCTTCACGAGCGCGGTCTTGCTGGCCAAATCCGCCGACACGTCGTCGATCTCGCCTGTGTTTGCCAGCTTGTTCTTGACCTGATACTCCCTGATCGCGCTCACAGTTGCCCAATTCTTTATTCCGCTAATGTCCCCCTTGTAAAAGCCCTGTTCTTTCAGGAGCTTTTGCACCGCTTTGACTGATTCAGGTGATGGTTTTTTCTTTTCAGCCATGACTTAAAATGTCTGGTAGCTCGGCGTCTCGATCTCGTCGAGGTTGATGATCGGCGGTGGACGCTGGCTGGTCGGGTAGAACTTCACCGCCTGACGGCTCAGTATATCCATCGCCTTCGCCATCGTGCGGTCGCTCCGCTCGTCGTCGTTCGCATCCCGATACCAGATGGACAGCACGCCGTAGTAGAGCGCCCCAAAGTGATCCACGCACAGCTTGTCGTTGTCCAGCACGGCCTCAACGTAACGGCGACGGCACAGCGTCGTAATGGTCTGCGTCGTGTCGCCAGTGGGCGGCTTCGGCACGCGATACCTGCGGTAGTTCGGCGTGCGTTCGCTCGGTTCGTACGACGCGATCAGGTGCTCGGTGGAGTCGTCAGGGTCAATCGCATACACCGTGATGATGCCGGACGTGATCGGCTTGACCACCTGAGTAATTCGCGCAAAGGAAGCGGTGGTGGTGGCGTTGCCGCTGCTCGCGAGAAGGTCGAGAGCTTCACCGCTTCGGATGGCGGTCGCTCCACTGGTTCGGATGATTTCTCCGTCTGCGTCAAGTCCATAAAATTCGATGATGCTCTCATACGTCTCCGCGCCGCTCTGCGCATCGGTGTACACCTTCAACCGGCATCCGGCTGCGTTGACCTGCGACGGCTCGCGGAAGCAGCACCAGCCGTCTCCCATGTCCGCAACTTCGCCGTCAAGTGCTCCGTCGTCGGTTTCCAGCTTTGAACCAGGGCCAGCAAGCGAGAACTCGAACCAGCCCGAGCGGATAATCAGCGGGAACTTGCTACGCAGGATGCCCTCGCAACAGGCGTACCCGCGAGGAAGTGTCAGCGTTTGGTCGTATGCCGTGATGCCTACGCGGTCGAGGCTGTCTTTTGGCTTCGTCATCACGTCCATGATTTCACAAGCCTCATTTACGAGGCCGCGGAGCGTGGCAGGATCTACCGCCGAAAAAGACGGTTTGCGCTGGAGTTGAAAAACTGCGTTGGCAAGGGTGAGCAAGTTCGACGAATGAGCATTCGACAGACGCGCGGTGGTCGAGGTTTTGCAGCGTTGCGCGGAGATTTTCAGAACACGCGAGGCTTGTCAAGGGATTTTGTTTGACTCTCAGCATGAAACACTGAGGGCGGCACCGTTTCCAGTGCCGCCCTTGTGTTCGCCTTGCCATGCCCAGCCCGGCCCAGCCTCGCCGTGCCGCGCCCCGCCGCGCCTAAATCAAATCCACGTCACCGTGTATCGCCCGAAGATGGGTCGGAATGTGCCGAGTCCGAGGATGCCACCCTGCGTGATCATCTTGCGCAGCGTGGCCTCGTTCAAAAGCTCGTTCTGCTGAAGCTCGAAGCGGAACGAAACGCTCCACCCGGTCGGGATCATCGGGCGCGTTTTTGGGTTCGGGATACCCTTGGGGAGTCGGGCGACGTGGTTCATAATCTTGATGCGCGGATCGTTGCTCTTGTAGGGCTTTCCGGCTTCATCCAGAAGCGGGGAGAAAAGCGGGTCGTCACCGCCGACTGCCTCGATGTTGCAGAACGATTTAACGCCCTGCGCCACGTCCCGGCCCTGCTTGCCGTAGAAACGCTTCGCAACCGAGGGCGTGTTTTCCGCTGACAGGAGGCTGAACACGTTGAGCACGGGGATTCCACACGTCCCATGCTCGTCCGTGTACATCTTGTCCAAGTCCTCCAACTTTGTCTTGTTGTCCCCGCCGTAGCGGTCGAACATGATGGGCCGGATGCCCGTGAGCTTTGCTGTGATGATACTGTCTGAGTTGTCCATTTTGGTTTTCTGTGATGACCTTAGTTGTTTCGTCGAGTGTCAGGTCGAACCACTCGCCGTTCCCGCTTGGTTTTACGAGTCTGCGATGTGCCAGTTGTAGGTGTATCGCTTTTTCGAGTTGATCGGGAAATTCTGAGAATATCGTGCCGACGATATTCAGTGCGTGCGGACTCCATACATGCGCGGCCCACAGGCGACGCTTCAAGTCGGGCGTCGTGTAGCCGATCTTGCAATGCCTGCCGTTGTGGAAAAAATAGACGTGTCCGCTCATAAAAGTGTCACGCTGTTACCGCCCGCGTGTCTCGTGGTTGCCTTGCCTTGCCTCGCGCCGCCGCGCCGTGCCCTGCCGCGCCTAGCAACGCCGCGCCCAGCCGCGCATTGCCGTGCCGAGCCCGACTGTGAAATCTTGCACCTGTTCCCGCCCGGTGCGCTCGTGTGTGCCCTGCCTCGCCGCGCCCAGCCAAGCCCAGCCACGCCTTGCCGCGCCCTGCCGTGAAATTGTCGCACTGTTTCCGCCCGTGCGTCTCGTTGTTGCCTGTCCTTGACTCGCCCGACCAAGCCGCGCCCTGCCCCGCCGCGCCCTGCCTCGCCACGCCATGAAATTGTTGAAGTTGAATGTTCATTTGAAAATCCTCCGCCCACGTTGGCGCGTGGGACGGATCGGCCAATGCCGCCGGATGGGTTGTTGCGCGCCAACGCAAGCTGAAGTGACGTGAGATTAACGATACGCCGAGACATCGCAAGAACTTTTTTCGGATTTTTTGAGCGGTCTGGCAGTGGTCTGCGTCAAGGCGAAGTTTTCGCCAACCTGGCTGCGTACGTGGCGATCCAGTCGTACACCGGCTTTCCCTTGATGAGCCAACCCGATCTCTCCATCACCGCGAAGAAGTTGCCGTCATAATCAGGATTCGGCTCTATGCCGTGATGTTCAAGCGTCTCGTGCATCGCTTCCTCCGAAGTCGGATACGGATGCAACGGCTTTTTTTCTCCGAAAAACGACTGGTGCTTTGCAAAAGCACCCTTTTCTTTCTTTGAAGTCTCAGAAGAAGTCTCAGAGGAAGTCTTAGGTATTGTTCCGTCCTTTTGGTTCGATGGTCGCGCCTTTTGGTTCTCTCGTCGGTCCTTTTTGCCACATGTCCTTTGGGAGAGCCATTTGTTCACCGCTTCAGGGTAGAACAAAAAGTGCCTCGTGTTGTCGAACTTGTAGCGGGTGTTTGGGTTACGATGCACAGAGATAAACCCCATTTCGGTGAGCCTCAGAATCGCTTCGCGGATGCTCCGTTTATTGTAGAGTGCCATGATGCCGGAGTGCAGTTCCTCGGCAGTGTGGAACTGGTAAAGGCTCGCGTCTTGGGTTCCGTTGTCGCCGTGACTCACCGCAACCGCGTTGGCTTGCCGCGCCTTCTCCCGCATTCCGAGTTTTACGTCATGCCAATACTCGAAAAAAGACAGCAGGGCGGCGGCGCAAGTGGTTCCGGTCGCCTCGATTTGCCACTGTCGAATGATCAGCAGGGATTCGCTTGCGGGATGTTGGATGCAGGATGATTTCATGGATAAAAGTCGCCCCGCTTGCGTTCCTCCCGGCTCGAATGAGCACGGCACAAGCGGGGCGTAGAAAAGTTGATTCACCGGAGGAAACCGGCGCGTCACCGCAATGGCGACGCACGGACTTTGGCGAATTTCCAAGAAATCGCAAGAACTTTCTTCGTGACTTTTCACGCTTTTCACGTAAAAAGTCCCCCTCATGCCGCCGCCACAACAGCAATTCCCCGTGCCGAACAAGTTGTTCTTGGCGGCGTATCCGACTCCGAACAACAGCGACTTCTACCTCTACCGGCACGAGGACACGCGGAACATCGGCTACGTCTCCCCGATTCACGGCGACCCTGTTCCAGAGGCGGACAGGGTGAAGTATCCGAACCACTTTTGCACGAAAATTGTCCCCAACGCGCAGGCGGGGGACGGCTGGGTGACGGTGATCTACGCCAGCAAGCTCGCCCCGCAGGACGACGACAACTACGACATTGATTACCCGGAGGGCGTGAACGCCTTCCCGACGATCACCCGCACCTACATCTACCTCCGCAGCGAATATGCCGAGAGCGGCCCGCTGGCGGTCGGCACGGCTGATCCCGGCTTGCTGCCAGACGGCACAGCGCAGTTCCCTGACGCCATTCTGAGCGAAGCCGAGAAGATGGTCGAGGGCACCGGCGATCCGCTCATTGACAGCCTGTTCGTCAAGGTCGTCAGGAAATTCCAGCGCATTCCGAACCTTGCCGACGCGGGAGACCTCGCCGCGGCAAAGACGTTTGGCTACAAGGTGGAGTATCCGTATGGCGACACAGGCTATCCGCGCGTCACTTGGACGATCCCGTGCACGTCGGAAACCCCCGCTGCGTTTGGCGCGGCTTGCCCCATCGCGGGGTACACGTCGCTCGAACTCATCGATCAGCAATACGTGAACGCGAAAGGAGTGGTGATCGGAGCGTCGCGGATTTACGAAAAGGTTCCCGGCGTGGCGATCACCAGCTACGACATTGACGGGGAAACACTCACTGATGTTTCGATCACAAAGCAGCTCGTCGAAAACCCCGGCGCGGACTACCCGCAAGTGGCCGGATCGGAGATCGTCTATCGCGCGCTATCGGCTGCATACGGCCACAAAATCACGACCACGCTGCTGAACTTCGCTGGCATCTCCATCACGAAGCAAAGCACAATTCAAATCCGCTATCCGTCCGTGGTGACAGGCTCCCCGACGCTAAGTTCCTTAGCGGGCAATGACGGCGCGGTGGTCGTGGCTCTGAACTGGCCGATTGTCGCGGGAGGCTCGCGGCAGGCCAACGCCACGACGACGTTCTCCTACGGGGCTGCGCCAAGCCAAGACTCTACGAACGCCTACTTCACGCCGGAAACGAAAGACCTAGTGTTCAGCGGCCTGTTCTACAACATCAACTTGCGCGGCGTAGCGGTGGTAGGTGATATAGTCGGCCCTCCCAATTACATAAAGGTGCCGGATTTCAACACCGCAAGCAACAATCCGAAGTGGGGCTACTACGGAGTCGTCGGCCCGATATGGACAGGGACGAGCGGCGCGAGCGCGTTCCTGTCCGCGGTGTCCGGTATCGTGTTTTCCTGCGACATCCAGAACTGGAAATACAACCTGCGTCGAAAAGCCCTCACAACCGTCACCGGATAATGCCTGAATCGCCTGACATCCCAGAGAACATCACCGCGAAAATCCGCTCGGTGATACCGTATTCGCTGCCTTCGCAGGAGCAATCGCTGCCCGGCCAACAGGCAGATCCAGACCGGAACGAGCCGATGCCGTATCAGCGCCCCGAGGGGCTGCTGCCAATCCCCGGCCCAAACACCGAGCGCGGCTTTGCCGTGACGCCCGTTCCAAAGAGCACTTCGGGCACCATCGGCAGCTTCGTGGGTCAAGTCTCGGTGTCCCCGGACACGCTGCTGAACGGCTTCCCGGACGACATGGACGGGCAGACGCCGAAGATTCTCAGCGTCAGCGACGCGACGGAGATTTACGCACACGCCACGGTGGACGGGGCCGGCGTGGTGACTGCGAGGGTCGTCGCCGCGGGTGCCTCGGTGCCGGACGACGATCCGGAGTCGGGGGATTTCTATTGGCACTTGGCGAGCGTGACGATGGCGACCGATGGCGCGGATAACGTGCCCGTGATCACCGTGGATCAACACCGATGGGGGCCGATTGAGGAATTGCAGCGATACTACCGGGAGTTCCACATTCAGCCATCCGGCGCATATCGCGCGGTGGTGTACAACGGCACGCTTTTCGGCAGCCTGCCGACCGGGTTCTCGGTGGACAATAACCCGTTCTTCGAGCTGACCGGACTCGCGAGCGGGGATAAAATCTACGCCAAGGTGACCTACGATGGACGCGTGCCCGCTAACGGGGGCGATTCCATCACCGCTCGCACCATCGCAGCGGCGGCGGCGGTGCCGACAAACAACTACCTCACCGGGAGTCGGCACTTCCTGCTCGCCACCGTCACTGGACTGGACGGAGATAACGTCCCGATCATCAGCCAGACGCGATGGGGGCCGATTGACACGCTTCGCGGGACTGCGACCTCCCCATACTACATGCCGCCATCCGGCGGGGACGCGACGACGCAGACTGACTACTGGGATCTGACTTCTACCACAAAAGGGGCGGACACCAATGGAGACAACCTTAGACCGACCTATGATTCCTTGGAGCTTTATACCGGGTCTGGATTTTCCCGCTTCGTAGAAGTCCAGGGTAATCTGAAAGCATACGTCCGAACGGCGGTGCTCAACTCAATGGGTCAGGTCACGTATGTCGGGCCGGAATCCGAGGGTGTGGATTTTTCGCCGCCTCGTCGGGAGTTCCACATCGAGCCGTCGAGTACTTACACCGTCAAGATTTTCAACGGCACGCTGTTCGGAAGTCTGCCTACTGGCTTCTCGGTGAATGACAGCCCGTTCAAAACGCTGACCGTCGCGAACAACGATAAAATCTACGCGAAGGTGACGTGGAACAGGACGCTAAATGTCACTGGCGACATCGTGAGCACGATCACGACGCGCACCATTGAAGCGGCGGCAGCGGTGCCAGCAAACGACCCGCAAGCCGGGACGCGGCACTACCAACTCGCGACCGTCACGGTGGACGGCGGGGGAGTCGTGACCGTCAGTCAAACCAGGTGGGGGCCGATTGACGACTTGCCGGGAACCGCGCTGTATAACTACTCGATGAACAGTGCCAGCACGACCGCACAGACGGACTACTGGGATCTACTTGCGACAGGCAAGGGAAAACAGGCGGGTGGCGTCACCGACCTCGCGCCGACTTACGACTCCGTTCAAGTTGCTGGTTATGGCGGGTGGGCGCGATTTATTCAGGATGGCACCAACCTCAAGATTTTCGCTCGCGGAACTACAATGAACTCCGTCGGGCAGATTACTTATATCGGGCCTGAATATGTAGCATTTAACAGGCCCGTTGTCTGCGAGACTACCGTGGACGTGCTCGTGGGGCTGCGGCTGAACGGCACTGAGTTGCAAGGGCAGTACAGAACGATCACGGTGAACGCTGTGGCAACACCTTCCCCTGAGTGGGTGAAGCTGATCGACCTGACAACCTCTGGAACGACGATAGATGTCTCGTAGGTGATTCCGCCCGCCCCGTAGGCGCGCATCGCAGTCAGCTCGGCGTGTAGGTGATCCGCTTCGCAGCCGCGAACGAGTTTTTCCAGACCGGCAGACGCTCCGGCACGATGGCAATCTGCTCCTTTTGCGATGCGCCTTTCAGGTATTGCAGCGTTTTCCAAGTGTCGTCGTCGATCTCCTTTCCGATCAATCCGGTCAGCCATCCCTTTTGCGCCCTCGTCACCCCCAAAAGAGTCAGTTGCGCCGAGTTAAAGCCGATTCCGTTTTTTCCAATGGAGTGAAGGTTTTCGCGTGTCAGGATCATTCAGTCCATTTCCACCCACCCCGCACGCTGGCAAGCGAAATGTCGTTGACGGGACGCTCCAAACCGCGAAACGTCACGCCATGAACTCCCTGCAACGCTTCATCGCCGACAACAACCTCGACGGCAACGCCGTGCTGTCCTGGCTGCAAACCGCCATCCCGAACCAGCCTGTGTCGGACATCTGCCAAACCCCCGCCGACGTGTGCGAAAGCGACGCCGTTCGCGCTGTGGCCGTGATGATGGAGCACAAGCGCAGGAGGGCGAAGTGAGCACGTTCAGGGAGAGGCTGGACAAGATGGTGAGTCTCGAAGCCGGAAAGACGGACATGAAAGCCATCTGCTTTGAACTCGCTCTTGCGTTGATGGAATGCAGTCACGCCCGCGCTGCGATGCGAATCGGAATGGCGAAGATCGCTGAAGTGGATGCGTACGCGCTCGCCCTCGAACTCGCCAGCGAGACCATAAACGCCGTAGTGACGAAAGAGAGAGCGCCGTGAGACGTTCGCCGCTGCGCCGTGTCAGCACCAAGCAGTCCGCCCGGCTCCGCATCTACGCCAAGCTGCGCACCGAATACACATGAACATCCATCGCTCGCTTGCGCTCGTAATTTTCTGACTTGACTACAAGCCGCTTGTGCATAAATTCTATGAATGAATCAAAAACTATTTCACGATACTTGGCAAAAATTGGTGCGCGAGGCGGGATGTCTGGAACTGGCGATTCAAAGCGCCGTCCAAAAGAGCACTATCGGAAGGCCGCTCGCGCAAGATGGAGCAAAGCGATCAAAGAAAGTCAGCCGGTGCCGAAGCCCAGAGCAAGTGCTTTCTGATTTCTGGAAGCGGGTGGACATCCGAGGGACGGGCGAGTGCTGGATCTGGAAAGCCGGAAAAAACGGGAAAGCAGCATCAAGTCAATACGGCGTGATGTGGATCGGTTCAAAACGACACAAAACACACCGTTTTGTTACTGCGATCTCTCACGGCGAAATAGACAACAAAAACCGATTCGCGCTCCATAGGTGTGACAATCCACCGTGCTGTAACCCTCACCATCTTTATATCGGAACACCCAAGCAAAACTCAGCCGACTGCAAGAATAGAGGAAGGCTTAATTGCGACCGCGGGTCAGATCGCTATTGCGCAAAGCTGAATGAGGCTCAGGTCGCTAGAATCAAAGCAGAAGCGCCATTCCGCCTGCGCGGATGGGGAAGAATGATCGCCAGAGAATTTGGAGTTGGATTCTCTGCCGTAAATAACATCGTAATGGGTCGCAGATGGAAGCACATCCAGCCACCGCCACCCCGCACAGGCGCGGGCGATGGGGCTGCTGAAATAAGTTGACGGGGATTACTGGGGAGGTATGGTCGCGGTGCCGTGAACAACGGCGGCTGCGTTGAAACAGTCAACCCAAGACAACTTTGCCCGCCTCGTGCCGCAGTCATTCGACTCGGTTTCAACCACGGGGCGGGCTACCCTTGCCGAAATATGAGCGCAACCAACCGCGGAGCGATCCGCCGAGAATCAGACTTCTACGCCACGCCGCTGTCGGCCTTCACCCCGCTACTGCCGTATCTGGACAAGGCAGCGCATCACTGGGAACCAGCCTGCGGCGACGGACGCCTCGTTGACTCCATGAGGCAGCACGACATCGAGTGCGACGGAACCGACCTGAACAGCGGACACAACTTCCTCGAATCCACCAGACAGGTGCCCGTCATCATCACAAACCCTCCGTACAGCCTCGCCTTCGAGTTCTGCGTCAAAGCCGTCACGCTCGCACCCGAGGTCTGGATGCTTCTCCGGCTGAACTTCCTCGCCAGCCAAAAACGGCGAACGTGGTTTATCGGAAACGAGCCGTCCGCCCTGTTCGTGCTCAGTCACCGCCCGTGCTTCACCGACGACGGCAAAACCGACGCGACAGATTATGGGTGGTATTTTTGGGGATCTCGGCACAAGGGCATCATCCACCTTTGAACCGATGAAGCTCCAACCCGAACTCCTGCTGGTCGAGCCGATCCCGCTCATCCCGCTCCGCATCCTCCTGTTTCTGTTTTCCGTCTCATCCGGCGGCGGTGAATGCACGCCCGGCAACGCAGCCATCATGCGCGCTGTCGGGATCAGCAAGAACACCCTCACCAAATGGATGCGATGGCTCAAGAAGCGGGGCTGGATATTCCGAGTCGCCAGAACACAAACCGGAAACCAGCGCATCTACATCCGTGTTCCACACCGCCTCAGACCAGCAAAACCAGCCTCCGTTGTAGCCACAACCGAGGCTCAATTCAAGGTCGTTTAGGGCATTCCCGATTCCCAACAGGGGGGCGACATCGGGATTCCCAAGGGGATGGAGTAAACTGGGACATCGGGAATCGCTCCCAACAGGTTCAAACGCCCCTTGGCTCAAAGAAAATCCCTCGCGCGGATTCTTCCTCACTTTTTACGGTTCTTCCGTGGTCTGGTCGGTGGCTTCGCGGTTTGGTGTCTGAGCCGTACCAGCCAGCAATGTTCCACAGCGCGCGTACGGTACGCCTCACCAATGCCTCACCAGCCCACGTACGCCCCCGATACACCCAAATACCGCCAAAGGGCACGCCACGAGGCTGCCATGAAGCGGTACGGCCATGTACGGGCACGGAGGGCAAGGCTGGCACGGTACGGCCTTGGAGCGGCCACGGAGATGCGCAGCCTTGGAGCGGCAAAGGTAAAGCCGAAAAGTCGCCAGAAATTTTTTGGAGGCGGGGTAGCTTATAGAACGCCATTACGCATTCGCCCCCACCTCCCCACCCTCCTCCCCTTCATCCATGCCAGCCAGCGCGTGCAGGCCGTACCGCTGGCCCACGCTGCTGCATATGGTGGCCCTTGTTGAGACTGGACACCACAAGAGCAGCGCGAGCGTGTTCCACGGCGTGCGGTACGGCGGCTTGAACCTGTTGAGGGGCTTAACATCCTACAACAGCCAGCATGTAAAATGGATGTTCCACAGCGGGACGGGACGGAGCGGATGATATGCGACCACGGCGACATTGACAGTGCCGGAGTGGACGAGCGCGGGATGTTCCACAGTTCCACGTGGAACGTTCCACAGTGCAAGCTAGATGTTCCACAGCATCCCATTTCTAGCTATCTTCCGTAGCTGGCGAGACTTGCGCAGGCAATGCGGCACCGTTTGCCGTGCCGGCTCATCGCGTGCGCGGGAGTGATGTTGTTCGGTGCCGTGCGGCGACGGTGTGGCCTGGTTGTCGGTGTGGCGTGCTTTGCCCGTGCTTTGCCCGTGTACGCGAAAAACCCGGCGCGCGTGAGGCGTGCCGGGTTTTGTGGGTGCGGGCGTGCGCTAAAGTCCTAGCTTTGCGAGCATATCAGGGGCTTCCCGGAGCAGGTATTTGCGCGCGTGGTGGCGTTCCTCATCCGGTGACAGGCGGGCCGTGCGGTTGCGCCGGCGAGCGTTGCGGGCGTCGTATAGCTCGCACATCGTAGCCGGATCGCGGTTGATGCGCACGGCGGCGACGGCTTGCCACACGCGGGCGTTTGAAGCGCGGAGAAGCGCGACGCTCACTTGTCCCCCTTTCCGGCGAGGGCGGCGAACGTGCGGGCGTAGGTTTCCAGCGCTGGCCCGGTCAATCTGGCGAGCTGCAAGGCGGCATCTGCGAGCATTCCGCGCAACGCGGCGATCTCCGCGGCGGGATCGCCCATGCCGGCGCACGCGTTGACGCAGGCGACGATCCGGCGGGCGTTGCTGTCCATCTCATCTCCGGTCCGTTTCGTGATACGTCCGGCGTCCGCGACGAGGTAACCGTCCGCGGCGTGGATAAGGCGGCACCCGTGTTGTGGGAGGTCCGCGCTATGATGCCACGGCTCCGGCGTGTGCTGGCTCGCGGGCCGCTCCACGATAGCGATCGCGTCCCCGCGCTCTATCGCGGCGGTGACGTGATGGCGGAGACGCATCAGTGGGTGCCCTGCATCGCGGGCCGCGTTGGTCTGTGTTGTGGATGTATTCACGAGCGGAGATTGGCGGATTCCGCGAGTGTTGTCAACGTCTATTTCGCGGAAATCGCATTTTCTTTTTGCTGTGTAGTCGCGGCGTGACTACGCCACACGCCAGACTCGCACGCCGTCGCCCTCGCGCTGCGTCGCGGTTTTCCATTTTCGTGATCGCCCCCACGACATAAACGCGCTTGCTTTGGCTCGGTCGGCGAGGAGTGTTGAATCACCCGGAAGCATGCCGTGCAGTTCATCGTACCAACGCGCGCGTCTCGGCTTTGGTGTGCGTGTGGCAATGTTTGCAGCCCGCAAGTTAAATCCGATTTCTGGATCGGTCGCGCGCAGTTCATTGATCCAATGTTGCTCGCGCTCAATGAGAACGACGGGCGCGCATCGTTCGAGAATCTCTATGGCAAAATTGATCTTGCCGGCGGCTCTGATTGCCTTGGCGATCATGGATGTATCAGAGGCCGCGCCGTGATCGCCGTATCGGCGAGCGATGTCTTTTGATGCTCCAACGTAAATCTTGCCGGTTGCTTGGCAGCGCAGTTTATACACTCCACACACGCCGCTCAAAGGGTTGCGCGTCCGCACCGTCGGTCCCGTGGGGAGTGGAATATCGTGCGAGATCATTTGGACGATTTCCGTTTTTTGAGCCGCGCGAGAATGCCCTCCTCGGTAACAGGCCACTGGCGGCGCTTGCTGGCAGCGCGCTCTATGTCCCAATAGCAGCGCGGCGGAATATCGAGGACGGCGGCGCACTCGGCCTGGGTCAAGCCAAGGCGTTTACGCTCGGCGATGAGTTGATCGGTGAATGTGACGGGTTGTGGCGGTTGTTCTGTAATCATGCCAGTGACGCTACATGCCCCGTCTTTTTCGTGCAAGCGGATTCCGCAAATTGCAAAAAGCGATTTCCGCGAACATTGGCACGGACTTTGCTTGGCGACTTCCGCCGACTTTCTGCCATAGGTAAAACGCGGATTCCGCGCATTGCTGGCACGGGCTTTGCTTGCGAGCCTCTGAAATTATTTGCGATTTCCGCGAAATAGTAGTTGCGCGATTTCCGCGAGTGATTATTCTCCGCCTCGTTCAGCAGTGCATCCCGCACGGCTGGCGTAACTCCGAAAACTCCAACTCATCCCGACAATGAAAAAGACACTAACACCAGAACAGACAGCAAAGCGCGACGCACGCCGCGCAGCATTCCAGGCGCTCGCAAAGCGTATCGCAGCCATGACACCGACGGCGCGCGAAGCACTCGCGGCGCAATCCCCCATCGTCAACGTTGAGGGCCGGATGCTCTCCGCATTCAATCAGTGCATGATCGCGATGCAGATTCCATCCGCGACGGTCGTTGGCGGTTTCCGGCAATGGCTCAAAGCGGGCCGCGCGGTGATGAAAGGACAGCACGGCGCTTCCATCTGGGTGCCATGCGGCGCGAAGACGACGGACGCAAGCGGGGAACAGTCCACCGAGAAAACGTTCTTCACGTCCGGGACCGTCTTTGATGTTTCGCAGACCGAGGCGATCGAGGACGCGAACGAGGACAGCGCGCCCGGCACTTGGGCCGACGTGATCGAAACCAACGCAGCACTCCAGCCCGCTTAATTTCCAACTCATCCCGACAATGAAAAACACGATCAACCCCACCGCCCTTTATTGGGCATCATTCAACCGCTTCGAGTTGCGTATCTCCGGCGAATGCGTCATGGAATGCTCGCACTCCGGCCCTTGCGACGGCGACGTTGCGCGCCACGCCCCTAAGGTCCGCGCGCAAATGGAGGCCGACAACTTCACGAATCGCCCCACGCCGGACAGCATCCGCGCGGAGCTGAAAGAATATGGCGCATGGGACGCGGAGGAACTGGCGGACGACGATCAGAATTGGCTCCGGCTTGTCTGGATCGCCGCTGGCAACGTCGCGGATGAGAAAAGCCCAGATTGCACGGCTCCCGTGCCCGCCTAGCCCGTTCCCGTCGCTCTCCGGCATCTGTGCCGGGGAGCGAGGGGAGCGAGCCAATTCCGGCAGACTCCACAAACCAAAAAACACACAGCCGCACGGCACACTAAAATGAAAACACTGAACCGCAAAGACAACAAATCCACCCGCACGATCCGCTTTTTCGACCGCATGTCGAATCTCGGATTCACCCGCGCCGAGGCGGACACGCTCCGGCTCGCACAGTTGACACTCCACCGCTGGGCGGAACTGGAGTGCGGAGACGGCAACGATCACGCCTCTTGGGCCATCGAACGCGATGAGGAAACCGGCAAGCCCTACATGGTGACATATCCGCACAACGGCGCATCCCGCCGGCATCGCATCGCAGATCGGGAAGCGGGCGCGCTCAAACGGATCGCCGCGGTCCTTGCGGAGCATGGCACCCTCTGGAGCTATCACCAGACCGATCCCCGCGGATGCGCGCTCTATGTGGGCCGCGTCGCGGATCTCATCGAGCACGGCACCGGCAAGCAGATGGACATTGCATCGTGCTACAATCGCGGGATCGCCGTTGTCGTCGGCTAACTTTCACCACTCCACACGATGAAAAATACACCGAACGCACAGCTTATCGCGGAACTTGATCCCGACGAATATGACACCGAGGCCGCGAAGATTGACGACCGCAACGGCAACTTTTCGCCGGATCGGGTGAGCGACTACCTGCAAACGAACATCGTCCTTGAGAGCCTAGCCAATGGGCAATTCACGCAAGCGAAAGCACAGTGTGAAGAATACGGGTTACACTATCCAAAAATGCGCCGCGCCGCAGGACTTGACCCGTTCCCTGGCTAACCGACCCCGCACAACCCGCCCCTTGCACATCGCATGGGGCGGACGTGCGGAGCCGATTCCCGGCACCGCTGAACCAAACAACCCGACAAGATACCATGAAAACACAGACGAAAATCGACGACCTAAAAAAACACATCGCCGCCGAGTCCGCACGTCACAGGGCGGACGGCGATCTTCACGTCCTCACGGCGGCCCTTCCATCGCAGGGGGCGGAATGCTGCCACGCATTGCTCGACCGCTACATGACGAGCAACAACGCAGCCACCGACGCAGCCGCCCCGCTCGCCAAGCTGCCAACGTCTCGCCGGGAACTCGCCGCCAGCACCGCAAAGGCCGCGCTTGAAATCGGACGCAGGGCCGCATTACAGGGCGAGTCTTACAGCGGAAAAACAGACTACCGGGCAACGTGGGGCGATTCCGCGAACCCCTCCGCGGGCACCTACACCGACAAGGGCGATCAGTATTCTCGGGGATGCACCTACCGGAAGATCGACGCGGATCACGTCGTACGCCTCTCGCCGGAGTGGTCGCCGCTCCTCGTCGAGCGCGAGGAGTTGCGCACGCTCTCCGAGCGCGAGGGCTTGTCGCTGATCGGCATTCACGAAGACGGGCGATGCACATGGGTGAAGCGCAAAGGGAAAACCATCACTTCCGAGGTTGGATGGATCGCCTTTTTTGGCTCAATCTGCTACCACTCCACGATCTCACAATCGGATGCCGGCAAGGGGCTCGCCCGCAAGCTCGACGCCGCTCGACGCGAGTGGAGTGGCGAACAGATCCGCCAACTGGACCGCGTGAAATCGGCAAAAGAGGAACGCCGCGCACGGCTCGTCGCCCGGCTTTGCGGTTCCGTCGTCGCCACGGTCGCCGACGCCCGCGCACTGGGCTTTTGCCCGCCGGGGATCGAGCAATTCCAAGCACAGCACGGGATCGGCTCATCCGCGCCGCTCCCGTCACTCATCCGCACGGGCAACCCCTCCGCAATCCGGCTCGCGCTCGCCATCGCGCGCCGAGTGAACCGGCACCCCGAAGCGGTCGCCGCGTAGTCTCGACAACCCACAAAGCAAAAAACCATGAAAACAGTCAAAATAACATTCGCCGACGGAACCTCAGACATCGTATGCAACGCCAGCGTCGCACAGGATCGGATCGCAGCCCGCTACGGAGTCGAGACGCACACCCTTGTCTCCGACGACAGCGGGGATCGAGAATTGATCTGGCTCGATGAGGAAGGCGCCGAAAACGACGACGGCGCGCAGGCCGTCGCCGAAATCCGCCCCGCGTAGTCGCGCCACAGCGCGCCCGGAATGCCACCGGACGCGCAAGGCGCAATTCCGCGCAACAACCCGACAAACCATGAACACATACACGATGCACAACCTCACGACCGGAAAAACCGTCAAGAAAAACCAGAAGACCGAACCGAAGCTGGCGGGCTTCATCTGCGTATCTCGCGAAAGAGTCACACCCGAAACCAATAGCCGCGGAGATCGGCTATTCCGCGACGCAAACAACCGCCCGTATTACGCAGCGGCGAACGCCGACGGATCGCACTACCAGCCGTGATCAAGACCGCACACTCAATCCAACAACCCGACAACCCATGAAATCACACGACCTGAACTCACTCACGCTCGCCACGGCATCCGCGCGCGGCATCACCTTCGCCGAAGCGCGCCGCGAACTGTCCCGCCGGGGCGCATTCGTGCGCCAAACGAACCGCCGCCGCCGCGAGATCGACAGAATCCGCGCCGAGCAAGCCCGCGCAACGGCGGACAGGATCAGCCCCTAGCACAGCAACCCAAACAACCCGACAAACCATGAAAAACATCACACTTATCACCGCCAAAAACGGCCTTTCGTTCGAGCTTGTCCCCAAGCCCGTCCGCAACGCCGATCTCGGTCCTCAAATTGTCGTCCACGACGGCGATTTTCGCGTTGCCTCTTACTGCCTCTCCACCTTTCGCGAGAACGTCGCGAAAAAGCAGGGCGTGTGCATCACGGCTGGCAAATTCGTGAAATATCGAGCCATCGAGTCCGACACGCTCGCCGAGTTGGTCGCGGAAGCTGACGCCCTGCTTTCCGGTACACCGCCGCCGCCCACGTCACAGGGCGCGCCGGAACTGCTCGCCGCGCTGGAGCGACTGGCAAACGCCGTCGATGCCAGTTGCCGGGCCATCACCACCGCAGCACTTATCGAGCTAGACGACGCGACGATCAACGCCCGCGCCGCCATTTCCAAAGCGACGGGGGGTGCGAAGTGAGCGCCGCAACCGCAAAGCCCCGCGAGCCAATGATCCCCTATTGCACTTCCGATATGGAATGGGAAGCCTGCAAGCGTCTCGCCGCTGAATTATGGGCATCGGGCCGGTACAGCGCCGTTACGACCCGCCGCCGCGAGCCTGAAGGCACTAAGCAATTCGGCAGAATCTACGTGCGGAGGGTGCAGCCATGAAGCCCGCCACGACGAAAGCGCACATCCTACGCGCAAAGCTGGCCGAACTAGTCGCCCGCGGAGTGGACGGCGAGAGAGACAGCGCCGCCCGCAAGCTCGCGAGGCTGGAGGCCGCGTTCGACTTCACCGCGCCGAACCCGGACGGGGGCGATCTGTTCGTGAACACGCCCGGAGCATCGAGCGTGCGCCGCGGACAGTACGCGAGGCCGCTGGACGAGGTGTTCCACGACGGGGAGATCGCCGTGTTCGTGAAATTCGCCATCCTCGCAGCGTACAAAGTGGACGGCACGATCCGCGACAATCGGGACGGCACATTCACAGTGTCCGTCGAGGCGGAGATCGCGAGCATGAAGACCCTCAACTTCATAGGGAAGACGCTCCACGACGCCTTCCGCGCCTTGCTCGCCGCATTCCTCAAGTTACCGGGCGCATCCGAGCGGGATTCCCGGATGTTCATCCGCGCCGTGTACGACGGTGCCTTGAACGACGAGAAGAAACCCGGCGAGAAGTTGCCGGAGCGGTCGCCGACGAAAACAGCCAAGGGGCGGAAACGCTCGCTTGTGAACGCGCCGGCACTTGCGCTCCACCCTTACACAATAGGACTTGAAATGGGTCGCCGCGTGCGCCTGTGCGTTCCCGTCGAGTCCATCACTGGCGAACTGGCGGAGGCCGAGCGGATCGCGCGGCTAAACTAGGACGAAACGGGCGTGCAGCCCGTCGCCGGTAATGCCCGGCCTGATGAGTCCACCACAAACCAACAACCCGACAAAATGAACGAAATCCCGATCAAGTCCATCACCATCGCCCCCGGCTCCACCATCCACAAGACGATCCTCAACACCGGACAACCCGGATTCGGCATCGCCACCGTCGTAACACTGGCGGACGGGCGAGAAGTTGCTTCCTTTGAATCATCGAGGCGGAAGCGCGATCTTCTGGCGTGGGTCACGTCACAGGGCGAGAAGGCGAAATCCGGAAACATGAAAGCCCTATTCGACGGGGATTGTTACTACGGCACATCCACCGCCTATCGCATCGGCCCCGTCGCAGCCTGAACCACTCCGAGCCATGAAATCACTCGTAAAGCTGCAAGCCCTGCAAATAATGGCGAACTCCGCAAACAGCGGGATCACAGTCCACTCGTACCCGCAGCAGGACAAGCGCCGCACCGTGCCGATGTTCTTCGCCAACATCGGAACCGTCACGATCTCGCCCGTGCTCGACTATACCGCCCTGAATTGCTTCCTGATGGGATACTCCAAGGCGATCCGCTCCAAATAACCACTCCATGAAAAAACGCACAAACAAGCCCCCATCCATCACCACCACCGCCCTGCTCGCCATCGCGAACGCTGGGCACACAGCGAAACGCCTGCGCGCCGACCTGATGGCCGCCAACGTCGCGCTGACGGTCGAAGGAAACGACACCGCAGCCGAACGACTGGCGCACGGGCATCTACTGCCAATCCTGCAAACGCTCGCGACGATCCAGGACTCCATCGCAGCCCTTCACAACGCTTGTAAATGAACCCCGATTCCCTTATCGTTTCCGCCTTGGTGGACACCCTAGAGCGCCGGCACGCCAACGGCCAGCTCTACACGGCCCGCGAGGTGCTCGCAGTGCTCCGCGGGTCCGCAGACATCCACGACCCGTCAATCGCCGCGAAGATCGGCGCGTATCTGGACGAATCCCGCGCGGCGTCGCTCTAGCAGCCAACTCGACACGACAAGCTCGCGCTTCACGTCACAGGGCAGCGCGGGCTTTTTCGTGCCGTCATCGGTCTTATCCTGCCCAGCCCGCGCGCGTATTGCTCGACGTGTGTTCTGTGCTCCTCGGCATAGCCGGGGCAGCGGCGGAGCAGCCACAAGTGGCAGGCGATGCGAATGTCGTCGCATGATTCGCCATGGCGTTTGCTGGATACGGCGTCGCGCTCCTTCCAGCGGGAGCGGTAGTTCAAATGGGTGTTGGCGGAATGGCTTATGTTTCTCATGGGGTGGGGCTAGGGGTTCGTGCAGCGTCGGCGATGAGCACGCAATCTGGCAAATATTGCCACCACTCCACAACGATGGAGTCGAATGCCGCCGGATTGTCGTGCCAGCATCGCGTGCGCGTGCTATACCATACGAGCATTGGCCGGTTTCCCACCACGCCAATGACGGTCAGCGGAAGTGTCGGGGGTTTGGTGCCGGGGTTCCAAGGGTTTACTGTTTTGGTCATAAATTGCAGATTTTATAGCACCTTATTCCGCCGTGTATATCTCCGTTTGTCGTTTCAGCGGTGATGGAAACTCCAGCTTGTTGTCGGTGAAGCTGCGCTCCCGAAAAACAACGTGGTTCGTTGGCTGCACGGTAAGATGGTCGTTGTCGAGCCGCACAAAGCTGAACTCCTTGGCCTGCTCGGGGTATGCTGAAAACCCGTCACCCACTGGCGACACGGTGAACAGATACTCCCCAAGATGTTGCTTGCGATTTGCCATGACTTTGCACTCCAGCCCTCGCAAGAAGGTGTATTCTACCGCCGACCAATCCCACCCGTAGCAGTCCCACGTTTGGGCATCGCGCTCCGTCCACTTGCCCTTCGGTTTATTGCTGAACGCAATGGCGTGAGAGGGGATGTTGCGGTAGATCGCTCCTGACTCCAGCATCACCGTGCAGCCCCAGACGCGGCCAGGATAGCAGACTAGCCCATACCAGACTGCGGGAATGTAGCCGCACGGAACTCTGTGAGTGTGTCGTGAGTCCACCCAAACGTAAAGGTGGCGTGGAATTTCTCCTGTTAGTGTATTTCTCATCGGGTTTCGTCTTTTGGCACTTAATACACTGTTTCATCTGTCCTCCAATGAGTCCATTGCTCGGTCCATCGCTTCTCCTGGGTCAAGTTCAGCGCCGCAATGCAAGCACATGAAATTTTCCACCTCCTCATGTTCGCATTCCTGCTGCTCCCGGTAGAGCCGCGCGGCCTCAGCGCCCATGCACGTAGGGCAGTCAGGGGCGCCGCAGTCGCGAAGGCGGCAGCCGCGCATCGGTCGCGTCAAGTGCGTGGGCATGGGCGTGGGTTCATTTTGGGGGTTTTCCTCGGTCGTCCCTTCGGCCATCCGCCTTTTTTCGCGTTGCGCCGTGCGGCCTTCGCCTTGGCCTCGGAGGTCGCGAGACCTCCGAGGCGTCCGAGTGCTTGTGCCGCGCGGTTCATGCCACCCGTACGAGACCGCGCTCGTCCGCCAAGAAAGTCACGCCTTCGGCCCATGCCGATCCGCTTACATAGCGGATTGTTTCGCCGCCGCCGCGTCCGTTCGCCGGGCCGTTGTGCGGATATGCCGCACACACTTCCCCAACTTTTGGCATCCTGCTGCCCTTGGGGCAGATCATCATGGCGCTGTTCTGGCCAGCGTCGGCCTTTTCGATGTTGTCTTGTGTGGTGTTCACGGTGCAGAGAATACCAAAGCGCTTTGGTATTACAAGAGAAAAGATGAGCGTGGCGTGCGATTGTTTGCAAGTCGTTGATTTGTGTCCGCACTACGCGCGAAGAAAAAACGACTTTCACGGCCACGGCTCCCAGAACGTCATCGCCTCGACCGCGCGCAAAAGCTCGGCAAATCCGGCGATGATTTCGTCGTGCGTGAGGCGGCGCGGCATGTGCGGGAAAAAGTCGAGTTGAGTCATTTCGTGGCCCTCCATGATTGATTTGTGAGCGCGCGGGAGATTGTAGAGTTGTGGACTCCGAACATCCAGCCAAGCTCGATTGTGGTGTATTTCCCGGTGGCGTAAAGTTCTCGAATATCGCGAGATGATTCGATGGTCAGCTTTGCCATTCCGTCCTTGCGCATTCTTCCCTTAGTCTCGCAGTCGCGTATATTGTCTTGCTGTGTTCCGAGAAACAGGTGGGCAGGATTAACACATTGCGGATTGTCGCACTTGTGACAGACACACATACTCTCGATGTTATTTCCGAGTAGCAACATGGCTATTCGATGAGCGCGCAGGGTTGTTCGGTTCTGGTAAAATAAACCGTAGCCTCCGGTGTGAAGCGATGCCGTCCAGTTCCAGCATTCATCGGGCGCTCCTTTTTTTACGCGGCTCCAAAACTTTCTTTGGTCTGCCTCCGAGAAGTCCGTTGCGCTGAGATGCTTTCTTTTTCCGCGCGGAAGTTTTTCCGAGCGCGAGCTTTCCGAGTGCTGATGCGTGTTCATTCATGGAGTAAAAACCTAAACGGTTTGGTTGTCAACGTCAATTCGGTCTTTTTGCCATTGGTCGAAGATGGCGGTGAGTCGCGCGGCGCAATCTTCCAACGCTTCCCGGTAGCGTTCTGCGCGGCCATACGACTCAGCGCACAAGGCGTCATCTTGCGCGGCTGAAATCCATCCTTCGGCGTCCAGCAGCCCCTCAATCGCCGTCTTGAGGCAGCGCAGTGCGCGAGACTCGTCAGGCCAGTTGCCAGAGATTGCTGCGATTCTAGCGTCAATCTGTTGCAGCACGATGGCTGTGCGGGCGGTGGTAGGCGTGCTCATTGTGCGGGTGTGGCGAGGGCTGCGCGTGCTGCCATCCAGTGCGGCTCGGTCTCGGCCTCGTCGGCGCTGAATCCATCCATTAGCCGCACCTCCATTTCCGCGATGAGCATCCCTTCCATCGCTGCGCGCAGGCGCGCAACGTCGGCGCGTGCCTCGTCCCGCTCGGTGGTCGTGAGGTGCAGCGCGAGCAGACTGTCGTTGTTGCGCGCGATGTGCTCGTCCCGCTCGGCGCGGGCTGCGTCGCGCTCGCGCTCTAGACGTTCGCAGAAGGCCACGATTTGCGCGTCCTCCGGCACGTTGTCCGTGAAGATTGCGTCTGTTTCGGGTGTGGGTTGGTCGGTCATTTGTGTTTTCGGTTTTGTTTGCTGCTGAAAGATTTCCCGCTGGCCTGCTCCGGCTCATGCGCGAGCGGGTGCCACTCGAATGTTTCGCCGTTGAACGCGACGGGCACCGCCACGCCAGTCTTGCCCTGCCGCTGTCGCAGCCGTAGCAGCCGCGCGCCGGGTTCATCCTCACACATCTCGATGGTGACTTGCACGGTGGCATCCATGCCGATGGCGCGGCACTCGCGAAGCTCCCCATCATCGTTCAGTTGCGCTAGTGCTATCACCGCAAGCCCTTCATCCTTTGCCATGCGGCGAAGTGCCTTTGAAACGATGGCGATTTCCTGCTCACGCCGGTCTGCGCTTCCCGCGCCCTCAGTCAGTTGCAGGTAGTCCACGACGACAACGGCGAGGTCGGGCTGGACGGCCTTCACCTGCCGCACGTAGGAGCGGATGCCCGCGAGGTCATACACGTCATCCCTGAAAAATATCGGCGCGAGCGCGAGGTTGTTTACGGCGGCTGTCAGCTTGGGGAAATCCATCTCCTGCATCGTGCCGTCGCGCATCCGGCTTGCGCTCACCTTGCCCTCGGTGGCGAGCATTGCCTCCACCGTGTCTTCGCTGCTCATTTCCAAGCCAAATACGAGCACGGGCTTCGCTTGGTCGAGCGCCACGGCGCGGACGATGTAACGCACAAGAGCCGATTTGCCGCCCTTTGTCGGGCCTGCGATTACCCAGTAACCGCCCTTGCGAATTCCCCCGGTTTCCTCGTCGAGTCGCGCAATTCCCGTGGATAAACCGGCCATTTTCGAGCCATCGGTGCGGCTGTTGAGGTTTCCAAGCACAGTCATGACGATTTCCCGCGTGGTTTGGATGCGCGCCTTGTCCCGCCCTGCCGCGATGCTGGAAATCTCAGCTTCGATGGCGGCGAGCACGGTGCCAGTCGGTTCCGTGGTCAGTTGCTTGTAGGCTGCTTTGAGCGCGAGGGCTAGTCGGCGCTTGGCGTGGCCCTCCTTCACGATCTCCGCGTAATGCGGGAGCGTGACGGGTTGCGCGGCTCCTTCGATGGCCGTTTGCAGCGTCGCAGCGCCCCCTACGGCATCCAAGCGGTCGCCGAGGGCAGTAGCGATGCCCACGAAGCCTCCCGGAGCCTTGGCGAGCCATGCCGTCGCGATAGCGGTGAAGATGGTCGAGGGGATTTCATGACTGAACGTGTCGGCCCTGATTCCGGCTTCCGTCAAGAACGGGAGCGATTCGTCCGGCCACTGCAACGCGCAGCCGAGGATTGCGGTTTCTTCGAGTGTCACGGCGTCACGATTTCGGAAAATTCAGAGAGGCGGCGAACGAGGGCCGGGCCGCGATCCGCTCCCATGCGTTTGATGAGCCATGCGGATGAGCCGTTGGAAGTCCAGAGAATCGGCCTGTTGTGTGAAGTGCGGATTTCGACAAGCTCCTCCAGTTCCGCGTCCACCCGCTCAGTCGTCGGCGGCTTGCCGAGGTCGTCGAGTAGCAGCACCTCGCATTGCTGGAATGTGGTCAGTTTTTTGCGGGCGGTCTGGCGTTCTTCATCGGTGCCGGAAAATGCCGAAATCACCACACATGCAAATGCGTTGTGCGTCACGGCTGCGCACGATTGGTTGTCATCGAATGCCCGTTTCAGCGCGATGAAGGCGGCGCGTGTTTTCCCGGCCCCTGTGCTTCCGATGAATCCAAGTCCTTCCGCGTGCTCTATGCTCCATTCCATCGCGGCCTTGAGGCATTTCGGGTTGATCCGCGCGGGATCGGTTTCCTGATAAATCGGCGGACAGATTCGATCCCATTGCGCCTTGCGATATTGCGCGTTTCGATCCTCCTGTTGCTTCTTCTCTGCGGCTTCGCTTTCGGCGAGTTTGATCGCCGTGCAGGAAGGGCAATGGCGGGCGGGCGGGAACCACGGCGACGGCTTGGTTTCAAATTCGCACGAACAAGTCGCGCACGTTGTTTGTGTAGGTTCACCATCCATGTTTTTCGGTAGTTGAGGTTGTTACTGCGGTTTCTGAAAACCATTTGTTGGCCTTGTCCACTTCGCCCCGGAAGTGACGAACGAAGGTGAGCATCGAAGTCCGAAGGTAGGCATCGGGCTTTCCTTTCGCGTCCGTGTAAAATCGTTCCACAAGAGCGATGTCGTCCGGTGCCACGGTGCCGAGCTTGCGATATGCGGCGCATTCGTCCTCGCTCCATTCCGTCGTGAGGCGTCGGCCCATGATGGCTGCGAAGCGTTTGCTTTGGTCGGATAGCGGCAACCTTGCCGAGTTCTTTCCTTCAACAACTCCCTTTGGCTTCGCAGAAGCCGTGGGAGGTTCTTCTGGTTGGAATGCTTCTTCTTTTGCTTCTGATTCTCCATCTGCTTCTCCCTCTCCCTCTGCATGTGTTACATCGCTTAACGCGGTTTTACAGACATTTACAGCGGTTACATCCTTGTCTTTCAGCAACTTGCGACGACGTTGCATATATTCGCGCATGTAAGCCTTCTTTTCCTCGGCGGTTTTGATCGAGCGATACGTGGCGTAATTTACAAGCAAATACCCTCGCCCGCTTTCGCTTGGCATGATTCTCCGGCCTTCATTCACTTGCGAATTGGAGTCAGGATCGGGTGCCATGAGCGCGACGATGCACCGCTTGAACGTGTCGAGCGGCAGATTGACTGTGCGGGCCAGCGCAACATCGGTGCCGATCACGTCCCCGCCTGAGTCCGCGATTGCGAGCAGCATCATAAAGCAGTAGCGGGTTTCGATGTCCTCCTCCATAAGCGAGGATTGCGCGATACGGGAGAATAGTTTGGCGTACATGGATGGAAGCATAAAGCTGTAAAGCTAACTGTAAAGCGGTTTTTTACGAAATGTTTTACACCGCGCCCATTGCAAGCGCAATCTCGCGCGTGGTCATTTCCGGTTCATTTCCGCGCGCGTCTCTTATGCGCGAGCGAAAAGGGGCGTTTCGTTTCCGGGTCATAGCAGCGGTTGCTGTGATGCGCTGGCGGGTTGCGCGGCGAAGTTGAACGTGCCAGCCTCCAATTCGCGGCGGATGCGTTGCTCGGCGGTCGCGAAGTGAACCGGGTCGCGCTCGATGCCGATGAATTTCCGGCCCGTGCGTATGCAGGCGATGGCCGTGCTACCGCTCCCCATATAGGGGTCGAGCACCGTTGCGCCTTGCGGGATTTTCGCTTCATCCATGCACCACGCCATGAGCGCGACGGGCTTTTGCGTGGGGTGGTGGTGTTCCGAGTTTTCGCTGGCCCGAGAGAATCCCTGCCAGACGTGATGGAACATCCGCACAGCCCCGACACGCGAGCACCATGCCGCCTCTGCCTGCGACATAAACGCCTTCCCGTCGTAGGTGCGTTTATCCCACACAAACAGGCTCCCGGCTGGCAGCGCATCCATAAAGTAGTTGCAGCCCCACAGCACAGCGGTTCCGTATGCAAGCCACCGTGACGGGTCGAACGGCTTGTCATCCCCGCCAACGGCATCGTGCTTCTTACGCACAAGGTTCTTCGCATACTTCGCCGATGAGTTTTTAAGTCCGAATTGGTAGTTTGTGTTCCACTTTATCCCGTAGGGCGGATCACTTACGATCACGTCTGCCTCGATGCGCTCCATTTGCTCCGAGTCCCCAAGAATTAAAGTCACGCCTTCGCCTATGCGAACAACTTTGCCAGCTATCAGTTCGTCACTCATTCCTGCAAGATAGCCCGCACGCGGGCGATGAGTTGCTCCTTGGTCTCGCTGTCCGTGTCGGTCAGTTCGAGTTTCATGGCTTTGATTTGCGTTTGGGTTCGTCGGCTGGCCACGGTATTCCGTTGCGCTCGGCGAGTAGCTTGCACGCGCTGAGTTCGTCCGCGCCCTCGGTTACTTTGTCACGAGCTTCCAGCGCGGCCATGGAATACTCATGGGCAAGCTCAGTGAATGCCCGGCGCGTGCCGTCCTTCATCGTGATTGTCGCGAAGAAAGCCATCCACGGGTAGCGATGCCCCGCGCCTGCCACGCGATGCGTGGCGACGCCGTGCGTGCGCTTAAACGTAGCGAGGGCCGTGTTCATTGCATGATGATGCTCTCGGCGTGATCCAGCCGCTCCATTGCGGCGGCGAGGTCTGCGACGAGCCGCGCGTTGACGGTGCGCAGGTCGCTGTTGACGCTATCCGTCTCGGCTGCGTCGGCTTCGGCGGCGCGCAGGCTTTGGCGTGCGTTGTCGAGTTCCGCTTTGAGCTTGTCACGCACTTCATCCGCTTTGGTGACTGCCACGCTCGCCCAGTGCAGCGCGCTGGCGTATTTTTCCTGCTGATTAAAGAGCCTGTCGCGCTCGGCTGCGACGCTGCGAAGCTCGCCCATTGCTAGCGCGAGGTCGCGGGTTTGGTCTTCGACAAGGCCGCGCAGGGTTGCGAATAGTTCGTCAATTTTTGTTCTCATTGGTTCAGTGTGTGAAAGTGTTTTCCCCGGCTTGCGTAAGTGCAGCCCGCGCGATTCTCCGTCATCGGTTTAATCTCCATGAT